GTTTCCATTACTATGCTTGTAATAAGATAAATCATTATTACATTCACAGCATTTTTTACTTGTATTACATTCGTTTATGGTAATTGTATCATACTTTTTATGGATTTGCTTTCGTAATCCTTTATTGAGTGTAGGCATAAAATGTTTCATTTGTGTGCTTCTGCTCCAATTACCATACCCAATTAGGATATTTTCACCGAAGGTTTCTTTGATTTTATTGAGGAAGGTATCTATTGATTTCTTACCATAACTATATTGTCTAAACTTCATTTTCCTCCAAACATCACGCTTGTAAAACTTGGTTGTTTCTTTGTTAAGTTTATCCTTCTCCACTAAATACTTCTTGAACTTATCATAATCAACAGATTTACTATTTTGAAACGATAAATGGGTTTCTTCTTCTATGATGTTATTTCGTTTCTTTTCCACTAATAAAATACGTTGGTTTGTTTTTGCTTTGCTTTCTCGTTTTCTTTGAGGTGCTGTATATTGGAGTTTGTTTCCTTTGTCGTCCATCATATATACCAGACTGCGTTTACCGGGGTCGCAACCAACAATATTACGAGGTGCTACTTCTTTGAGTTGTTCTAATGATAAATCTTCTATGTTATGAAAATCTTGTTCTTGTAAAGTAGGAACTCTGCTTCCCCATTTCTTATCTCTCAAATCCTTACGAATAAACAACAAAGAACAACTAATTCCGTCTGTTTGGAATTGGTAATGGAAATGATAATGTTTGTTTTTGAATGTTTTATGATGTAAGTTCAATAAATTATTCCATACATCGTGTTGATACACCTTGATATTTTTGTGCATCTCTCCCTTCTTCGTTCCTTCCTTACTATTCGCAGGACAAAATAAACTAATTATGGTTGCTGTATCCAAAATGATATGCTTGGGGATAATGTTATTACGAAGCGGTAGAGGTTGGAATAATTTATGTTCTTCCTTTTCCAACACCGTATTCATATACAACATACCTTTTAAATAATCAAATGGTTTCACTTTCACATCATAATGAACTGAGTTCTTTATGTTTTTGGGAAGAATATTATGTAAATGAGTGAGTTTCCAGTCATCAAATATCTCATCGGTTTCCTCATTACATTCTAATATGAATTTCTTGAACTTGAATAAAACTGCTTTATCTTCCGTTATGTTTGATGTGGTTTTGTTGATGAACCGAAGGAAGTGTTGAATAAAGTGTTCTTGTGTATTGTTAGATAAGGAAGTATGTAGTTGCGTCGCTAAATAAGGTAATAAAAAAGTAGTATTCTTTAGTTGTGTTTTCTCGTGGTTGAGTAAAGGTTGATATTCATTATCATAAAACTCTTGTAATGTTTCCAAAAGGTCAGTATCCTTACTTTTTACACCTTGATTACTTCTAATGCCTAATGTTTTGATACAATACAAAATGAACTTCTCATTTATCTCAGGTAAAGGTTGGTTGTCGTTGTAGCATTTCAATACATACAATCTGATAAATTGGTAAGAGTGTATCATCAAATCATTCATTTCAAAAACCAAATTAGTGATGACTGGTTGGACTTCTTCGTGGTTATATAATACAGATTTGAGTGTGGTTTTGATGGTAGTGTAAGCAGATTTGTTTGTAGAACGAAACTCTTGGAAAGTGTCCTTCTTTTTCTTTTTCACCATTCTATATATTTACTAAATATTTTAATTTTAAGTTATTTTACAAATAAAACTTATTCCTAAATATTCTCGGTGTTTTGTTTTTCTTCCATTTCTTTTTTGAGTTTTTCTTTTCTTCGTAAATATGTTTTCCTGTTATATTCTTTTCTCTTTTCGGCTGGTGTTGGATTTACTTTCATTTTTTCTAATATATGTTCTTTGTTATTTTCATAATATATTTTTCTACTTGCTGGTGCTGTGTATTTTTTGAGATGCTCTTTGGTTGCTTGTAGTTCCCCTTTTAGTTTAGCATTCTCTTCTGCTAATTCCTTTATTATTTCATCTTTATCCATTATGATACTCTATATAATAAAAAAATATTTATATCTGTTTATTATATTTTGTGCGAACTTAAATATTCAAAGGTGTATATAATTATTGAAAGAATTTGGTAATATTCTGCATACCGTTTTGTTTATGTGCGATTTTAGTCAAGAATTTATCAAATAACAGTGTTTTGATTTTCGTAGAACAATATTTTTCCTTTTTTTTCATAAACAGTTCCATATCGGAATGCATATTTTCTAATTTCAGCATTTCTTTTCGATATGTTAGAATAGAAGATGTTTTATGTTGATAATCCCAAATATGTTCTAAAGCTAAACCGAATAATTGTTGTAATGGTTTCATCAATTGATTCGTAATATAATGCGTATAATCAATGGGTAATTTATTGTCCTCAATAAACTCGGGTGTTTCTATTTTTTCACCCATTAATGCCTTTTTGTCTTTATTCACAATAAATACAAACTTCATCCGATCTCCTGGTTTTGGTCGATTACCTGGATCCCGCTTCCCGATTTTCTCAGCTAAAACCCAGTGACCAATTTGCATAGGATTTTTATAATCACTTCGCAGTGCTTTTGTAATAGTCAATTTATCCATAGGTACCGTTCCAGCAATCAAATTGTCCAACGATTGATATAAGAATTCAATTGCGTCTTGAATATTGTTATTTTTCATCAAAATATTCAATATTCCTCCGTAAGTATCCTTTAAATAGTCGCAAGAATCGCGTCTTTTCAATGATAATCCCATATATTTTAGATTACCATTATTAGCATCATTTTCATATAACATACCGACATAACGTTTTTTAGAGAGCAATATGAAGGGCATCATTGTTTTCTCATATTCTAAACATTGCGGTGCTTTCAAGAATTGTGTACATAAATTCGCAGCTTCTTGAGCGAGTTCAATGGTAATTTCCAACGCTTTTTTACCGCGAATTTTCTCACCAGTGGTCTCTTCGAGATTAAAGGTAAAGAATACGGAATCTGTATCCCCATAAATATATTCCGCATTGCATTTTACTTTCCCGTAATCCTTGGTTTCGCAAACCCGATTTCCGTAAACTTCTTCAATCATTCGTTTCGCATAGATAATCAACATACGTCCAGTTGCCGTAGTAGATGCAGCAACGTCTTGTTCATAAAAGGTTGATGTTCGGGCACCACATTGTCCATAGAGAGAATTCGCCGTGACTTTATAACCGAGTTGTCTCTTGTCCAAAATATTCTGCATAAAGGGGTCAGATTCGGATTTAATTTTTTTTCGGGTAGCTTTTCGTGCAGCCAACAATTCTTCTAAGATCGCAGGCATGATTGATTTTTGCTCATTGGGTAATTGAGCCCACCGGCAAATTTTCTTTCCGCATATAACTTTCTCAGCACGTGACGTAGGTGTTTTGCGAGTATATTTATATGTATCAAATTCAATATCGATATATTTATAACCGGGTAAATTATCGTAAATAAAATTCCCGTCTTTATCTCGTTCGCCGGTTACTTTAATTAATTTACCAGATAAGTCATATTCTCTTGACCGGACTTTGCTATCGTGTGAATAATTTTGACTAATCATAGAAGAAGGATACAGAGAAGCATAATCGACACATGCGACTGGATTGTCCATATACATCGAACATTTTGGAGGCAATACAATCGCACCTTCATAACCATCTCCAGATTTCGTTTTTTCCAAATCGGGCATTAATGTATCCTTTTCTCTGCATTTTTTAGCGACAAAACTGGTCAATTTAATGCCTTGTCCACGAAAGACTAAGAATGAAATAGGAACACTGCAAATATTGGACATCTCAACATAACCGGTCAAAACATCCGTCTTGGTCATTAAATGGTGAACAAGGTTACAATCTTGAATACAGTATTTCGCAACTATCGAGCGGTCTGCATCGGAACCATTAGATAATCTGAAAATATCTTGAACGGAAACATCATCTTTGGCTACACACCATTTAATACTTTTGTTTATTTGATCGGTCAGTTCATTGCCTTGAATTATAATTACGTTAAATTTCGATTTCTCATCGAATTCTTTGTTGTATTCGATATCCAATACTTTGAATTTTTTACCATTTTTGTAATAATCCGATGTAAAACCGCTTAATTCAATGTGAATAAAGTCATTTGTGTGTAATCCGGCTAGATTTTTACTATAAAGTTCCGTAACTTCTCCGTATTTCTCGTGAACACTATGTTTTATATGTTTTACATTATCACTGATATATTGACCGGCTACATCATCTAATTTATAAGACGCCAAACTAAATTCGCGTCTAAAGTAGGTGTACATATCAATCTGTAAACGACCAATCGTTTTATAAAATCGGAGATCATATTCACCCGTCGCCAATACAATTTTTGTATTTTCGATCATAAGTTCGTCGTTTTTTTCTTTCGCACAAATTTCATTTTGAATTCGTGATAATTGTAAGAATTCTTGAGCACATCCGGTTTCTTGACTTCTGCGAAACATAAATTCATAATCAAATCCAAATATATTGTATCCAATAATTACATCGGGGTCTTCTTTTTGAATTAATTCGCGCCATTTTAATAGTAAATTTCTCTCCGTGTCTACGGTTTCAATTACTGCTCCTTCCACTGGATCGCATCCACCCAAAACCAAACAATGATTTAAATGAGGTTCCTTTTCACCATAACGTAAGAATGTGGATCCAATAAAGGTTACTTTATCGCCTTCCAAATTTGGAAACAATCGCAATGGATGTCCAATCGGATAGGGATAATCGTCGGGTTGTAAAATATTATTCAAGATTTTAATTTTATCTTCGCGTTCATAATGATCATTGAGTAAAATGCTGACGATTGTCTGTTGATTGTCCGTTTTAGTCAATATTTTCGAAACGGGTTTCATTTTATTCCAAATCGGCGCGTTTTCAACTTCGTTATTTCCGGTTTCTTCATCACCCATAATATCGGAACTGGTGTTTTCGTTTTCTTTCAATGTTTCGAATGTGGATTCAATATCAAGGCCAGAAGCCTTTTTATTCTCCATCATTTTATTTACAGAATTCGACAATAGGAATTCGATGGAGGCTGATATTGATTTTTTGGTAGGCTTTGTTTTTGGATAGACCAAATCAACATTTTCAAATTTATCCATAGCAAATGCGGTCAAAATGCATCTTTTCAAAAGTTGATTACCTTTTTTTGAATCCAATTTTTGAGATGATTTTTGAAAACGCATAAACATATCCACAATATTCGTTGCTAATCTCTTGTATGTTTTAATGGGTAGAGGAAAATCCCCGTGACTACTGCTCGCCTCAATATCAAAACTACATATTTTATAAGGCACAATTGTTTCTTTATTGGGCATAGGTTTAATATTATTTAAATTACAAACATATTCGTATGTGCAAGTCGTTATTTTGACTGCAGGTACACGGGCTTTTTGTGTAGTAACAAATACCCATCCTGAAGGACTTACATTATGGATATGAAAATATCGCAATAACGGTGGAATAGTACTTTCATACAATATTAAATCTGTATTGTAAAAGCGGTATCCTTTAAGTTTCCGATAATCACGTTCGTCTTCTCTTTCATCCTCGGATAGATATATATACCACAATGATTTCACTTTATTTAGTGTAGTTGTGCTATTAAATGTTAATTTTACAAATTTCGTTTTGTTTCCACCAGTGAAACCATATAATTGATGTCTATCTACTAATTCGGCCGAAATAATATTTTTAGTGTGATATTTTCCGATACGCTTGGAAATATCGTGTTTTAATTCGACGACTCGTTCTTGTGTCCAATTGTCTCCCACTTTAATATAAAAGAATGGTTTGTAATCATCTAGGTATATACAGCAAGTCTCACCCTTCTCATTTATACCAAACATTTGAATGATGAAATTATCGGTTTCATCGATATTCTTTTCGTCACTATCTTCGTCATCGGCGTCTATAGCCCCTTTTTTGTTGAAAATATGAAAATCGATAAGACGAAATGATTTTCCTTGAACGATACGTTTTTTACTCATTGTTACTATTTGTATTTATCGGTTTATTATGTTTATCTATTATTTCTTCATTTAATTCATTCAATTTTATTTGAAAAAATCTCCTACGAATATATAGAATGAATAAACATTTACAAATATTTGGAATAACTGTTTTATTATTTATAGTATTACAACCTAATTTATATATAAAAATACCTACCACCTATCATTCTTATTTTATTTTACTTCATTGTTTGCTATTCGCGACAGTGTATATTTTTATACGTACTTATTTTTTCGACCTTACCATCGAAACTTTTACAGATGACGAAAAAACACTATTTGATAACAAACGTCTTGCGCTTGAAACCGATTTGAAAAAAAAATATTCAAAGGATGAGCTATCAAAAATACCAGAGAGTGAATTTGAATCAACAAAAAAGAATATAATGAAAGATCTTTCCGAGGAACAAAAACAAAAATTTGAAAAATATAACCAAGAATTTAAAAAAATAGGAAATGAACCAGTATTCAAAAAAGAAATCAGAGAAGAAGCTATAGTTAATGATTCAATTCAAGAAAAAATGGAATATTTATTAAATAAAGCGTCAGTTGAACAAATTTTACTCCTGGGATCTTTATCTCAGTCAAATAAAGATGCATTGGAAAAATTATTAGAAACCATGGATATTAAGGAAGTTGAAAAATATTTGAAATTAGATGTAGATCAATTAAAAGAATCGATAGATAAAGTTGTGAAAATAGTATAATTCATTTAAATATTATAAAAATTTAAATGAATAATTTTACGACCAAGACCCCCCTGTCCATATGAGTAGTAGAATAAACCTAAGGGGGTGTCTTGTTGGATAATTTTGAATTACACATTCGTGATTTTTCCCACGTAGGATCATCCGAATCTTTTTTAACTATACCTTTAAAAATTTCCACATCATTAATATCCGAATTTTTAATTTTTAAACTCCAAGCATTTGTTTTTAATATACCCTTTTGTTTAGCTCCTGTAAAATAACGTTGTTGTTTTTGATCTCCTCGTTCCGCATCCAGTCGTTTTAATCCAGCTTGCATTAAATTACTATGTCCTATAATATGTATTGTATCTTGATTTACGTAGTTGGTCAATATATTATTGTATTTGTTTACCCAAGCGATGAATTCTCCAAATTCACCATTATATGCATAATTAATCTGATGGTAGAATAATTGTTTAATCTGAGAATCTTTACCAGGCTTTAAAAGTCTACCAAATAAGGCTGCATTTCGAACATTAGCATATTCAAAACCATAAAAATCAGCGATCTTGTAATCATAATTACTATTCTGTTCTATAATACCAGTAGAGGTGTTAATCGTAATTGTCTTTAATGTATTATCGCCATTTGGAAGTTGCAATTCTATCTTAGATACTATTGTTACTTCTTCTTCCAACTGTGATTTTAAAAACGTTAAAAAAGATTGAATTTTTTCAATTTGATCAGGTATGGAAATTTGAAAATTACCACTTTGAAACCCCCATTGATAGTGTTCTTTTAAAAATGGTGCTATACATAAATGTAATGTATGTTCTTCTTTTATATTTGGTATATCATGGTGTGCGACAAATGTATCTCTATTTGTTTCATCTTCTGGATTAATACCATATAAAATAATAGCGGTCATCCATGTTCTTACTAGAGACGAAACAAATACATATTTTGAGTTGAATCTATTATCTGTATTGTCAAGTTTAAATTTAATTAATCGTTTTATACCACCGTCTGCTAAATTTGGTTCCATTGTTTTAATCCATTCATCATTTGAAGTAACTATATTATTACAAGATGGTCCGTGTCGTGTGAATAACCACATTTTTTGTTGATTATTAATTGTTAGATTTTTTTGTAAAGATGGGTCTAATACTATATCGTTTTTTTCGCAAATAGCTTTATTTTTTTTAGAATTTGATCGTGTCATATATTGTTCATGAAAATATGTAATTAATAGTTTTACATGAAATTCTTTATCTTCATCACGATTCTTCTTTTTTTCTGCGATTTCTTCTTTAGTTGATTCGACTTGTTCTCGTTCTTCCGCTTGTGGAGGAAAAAAATCTTTGGTGAATTTTTGGTCTAAGTTGATTAAATAATCTGTATAAGCTTTTAATAAATTTTTTGCAATTTCTTCTTTTGGCGCTTCGTCATCTTCTTGTTCTTCTTCTTGTGCTTCTTCTTGTTGTTCTGGTTTTGATGGGGTGTTTATTTCTTCATAGGGTTTTACTTTGGATTTGTCCAATTTTTCTACTTGTAGTGATGAACGATCAATAGCACTATCCCTATCACCTCCTTCCATCATTCTATGCCAGGGAGTTTCTAGTTCTCTTTTCACCCATTTACCACTGTTGTCCATTTCCACTATGGTATAAACTGCAGGATTATCTACCAAAAAATGTTCATAGATGTATATTAGCTCCTGTATAATATCACAATGCAATTTGTTTACTGCAGCATCTAATTTAGCCATATGAAACTTATGTTTTGCATAATCTTTACTTCCAGGCCATGTAATATATGTTTTGTGTATTTGTTGAAAGAGTTCTAAAATAGGGGCTTGATCGCCCGATTCTTCACGTTTGTCTTTTGTAGTTTTCAAAAAATTAGGTTTCCAAAAGCCACCGCTTTTTTTCTTACGAATAGATGTGCGTTTTTTTGGTTTTCGATTTTTATGTGTATGACGACGTCTATTTTTATTTGATTTATGTTTTACTGGTTTTCGATTTTTATTACGTAAAGTTTTCATTATATAGTAATAAGATACAATAAATAGATTACATATAAAAATATATAAATGTGAAAATGTAATAATTAGTAATGTCTGAAATATACCAAACGAAATTACAAATACATCAAAATATTGTAAAAAAATTAGATGGATTTATAACAAGTAGTAGAATACCACATATATTATTTCATGGTTCATCGGGAACAGGTAAGAAGACCATTGTATACGATTTTGTGAATAAAATTTATAATGAAGATAAATCAAAAATAAGAACCAATGTGATGTACGTGAACTGTGCACATGGGAAAGGTATTAAATTTATTCGCGATGAATTAAAATTTTTTGCTAAAACGAACATTCAAGGAACAAAGGGAATATTATTTAAAACAATAGTACTGTTTAATGCAGATAGTTTAACAATAGATGCACAATCAGCAATGAGACGATGTATAGAGTCGTTTAGTCACAACACACGTTTTTTCATTGTAGTAGAGAATAAACATAAAATGTTAAATCCGATTTTATCCCGTTTTTGCGAAATATACATTCCGGATAATATAGACGATGAAGGTAAATTGCAAAATTTGCATCAATATCATTTAGAACAAATATATGGGAAAGATGATAAATATATAGAATGGTTTGATTGTATTATTGATAATAATTTAACAAAAACTGATATTGAATGGGCGGAAATAGCGAATAAAATATACGAGAATGGTTATTCAACAATAGATTTTATAAATTGGATAAAACAGTCGCCAATGTTAACGCAAATGCAATCGTGCGACGTGGTGATGTATTTTCATAAAATCAAATCGGAATATAGAAATGAAAAATTATTATTATTAACAATATTTACCTTTTTAAAAAATATATAGTTCGTTATAACTAAAATAATGTTTTAGACACAATATGTAAATGGATGATTTCGTAATTTCCAATTTACATGAAGCTCGCAATGAGTGGTGTAGCAGATTAGTAAGTATTTTAACACCGTTGGTTGCGGAAGGTATACGTTCAATATTTGACGAATCGTGGAAAATCTGTGTCGATTCAGACGAATTGAATAAATATTTAATGACGTTTCAAAATTTAATCTCTAGAATTCCAAAATGGAATAGTGTGATTATTGAAGAAGAGCGTCAACGTATTGTAGAACGATCAGGTTGTAATTATTTGGAGGATTTGATAACGTGTGTACATATAATTCAATTAAAAGTGTTAACGTGTATTCGTGTGGGTAATAAACAAAAGAAAATAGATATTTCAATTCCCAAATTAGATCCATTTATTCATCGTGTATATATTCAAAGTGCTCGTAAGGTATATTCGAACGTCTATTTATTTGAGAAAAACATATCACCGATGCAAGTACAAAAAAATGGTCGTGACTTGGAAATCATGATACAAGAAGCGATCTTAACAACAATTCGCGAAAGTATTCCTACCGAAGCGATTATTCGTGCATATACGGACGAAAGTGAAGAGCAGGAAGAAGAAGTATTTATTGAAAATATTAAATCGCCAGAAATTACCAAAGAAGACGAAAAAGCAAAGGAAAATAAAGAAGCTCAAGAAAAGGCGGAAGAAGAAGCGGAAGTAATATCACAAACCCCTACTATAAAAAATATAGATGAAGAGCAAGTAGTTACAAAATTAACATTCAATGATTTTGATTCGGCTATTTCAACTAATAATAGGGAAGAATTAATAGATGCTCCTAAAACATTGGAAAGGTTGGAAGATATCAGTGTGTCTCGTTCATTAGAACGAAGAATGATGGAAGACTCTGATGATGATTCGGACGATGAGCGTATACAAATCCATACAGGTACAATGGATTTAACAGAATTTGATTTACTGGATGAACCAAAAAATAACGACACTGGAAGTGCTGATATTATACTTGAAGCAGAAGAATTACTATAATGAAACATAAGGCAAATATTATTTATGAATATAAATCCGTTACACGGAGTTATATTCTGTATTGGTGTAATTTTTCAACGATTTATAATTGATTATACCGTTGGAAATTTAAATCGGAACAACTTTGTTGTCCGATTTCCATTTCCTTACCGATATCTGACCCTTAGGTAACTTCAAATGTTCCATTTGAAATTACCAAGGGTTTAAAATAGATCATTCTCGTATTTTCCGCATAAAATAATAGGAGTTTTAAGATGAAGGTTTTCGGGAAAGGGTATATCTAATATATTTATATCACCATTAGACGAAAAACCGCCACCAATATGAAAAATATGAGCGAAAGGATAAGCTTCATACAATAGTCGAATTTTACCCGAAGTGTCTTTACTGTTACTGGGGTAGGCGAAAATTCCGCCTTTTATAATCGTTCTATGTCCATCGGCGGCCATGCAACCAACCCATCTACACGTGTATTTTTCATCGATACATTTATCTACTAATTGTTCATATCGTTTATCAAGCCACATTTTTTTATTTGATTCGTTGATTGAGTACATAGAACCCTTTGATTTAATACGTAGATTATCGTTCAATAAATCAAATTGTTGATTTTTTGTTGAATATTGATAAAACTGTAATTTATTATTATACGCGAGTAAATATTGTGTAGCACCGCCATAAATTGAATACCCGGAGGCTACAATATTACGACCATCTGTGATTGTTCCGTCATCGTTGTATTTATAAATACAAAAAATAGAGCCCGTTGTTATATTCACATCAATATTAGACGAACCATCTAATGGATCATAACAAACTAAATAGGGTGCATTTTTAAATCGGGTTTCACATAATGTGTCTTCTTCTTCTGAACCGATTTTTCGAACCAACTCGCAATCCATTAATAGATCCATTAATATAGAATGTGTAAGCAAATCGAGTTCTTTGACGTCATCCCCTGAAATATTATTGGAACAAGTCTGATTACTTAATGTGATCGAATTTGTATCACGAATTAACCGGGCTATTTCGACGAACCCTTTTTCTAACAATTTCACTATTTCCATATAGTAATATATAGTATAGCTATATTGTTAAAAATAGAAAAAATATGCGTATTTATAATGGTATAAAATTGATAGGCTTATTCGTAAATAATACCAGGTATTATTCTCGTTCTTATACAAATATGCCTTATTGTTCAACAGGAGCCGTTCATCATTCCGGAGTAGGAAATGAAAAAAACGTCGTTTCGTTACTCAATGAGATACCCACGATGCATATAAACAGGCACATTTCGTCCCGTGTTTGTACTACACCGCATATTTCACCATTATGGTCCCATTTAGGAGGGACCCAACAGAAGGCCGATTGCAACGCACAAATTGGCGATAAATATTTTCCCGTATCCATCAAACATCACCAAAAATCAGGAGGGACATTTGATTGGATCAATACATCAAAATTGGTAGAGTTCAATCCTGCGTTAAATGAAGTTATAAAGCCGTCGGTTGCAGAATTCAAAACAAAATATACGGGGTGTTCTGAAGTGACGAAAGATATGCGCAGTGAAATGGAAGATATTTTCAACGATTCATTTGACCATATTACAAGCGAACAGGTGAAATCATTACTGTCTTCACTTTATGAAAAATATCCCGAATACGTTCTGATCAATGATCGTTCAAAAGACAGGTTGGTTATGTATCACAAAATGAACAATTTTAAGGAGTTTGTTGGATATGGCGACTGGGAATATTATTTGAAAAAAACTCGTGCGAAATCTTCTCGAATGATATTTCGCCGGAAAGACGGAGTAGAGCAAAATACGAATCTTCGTATCCGTTTGGTTTTAAACAATGGGGTAAATGCTCTCGTTGGACTCAGTGCGAATAACAAATGTTCCATACCTTGTTTAAAAATTCAACAGGATCGTGTAGATATTCTGTTAAAAGATCTAGTAGAACCAGTCATAGATGAAATTCCAAAACCAGCAGATGATGCGAATTTACAGTTATTAGCGGAAGTAGCAAGTAGACAATAAATTATAAATTATAAATTAAAAATTAAATAAACAATCGTATTTTTATTTACACCCTTGAAGATTTAAAATCTAGATTTCACAATATCAATCACATCTTTATTCGCATCATTCAAAAGGCATTTTCGTTCTAGATTTACACAAGCACTTCCGGTGGTACCGGATCCACACATTGGGTCTAATACTACATCATCTTTATCAGTGCTAATTTCAATCAAACGTTCCAATAATTTCACAGGTTTGGCGGTTGGGTATTTCCGTCCTTCTGAACCTTGACTAATGGAGTGTATATCATCCCAAAGATCAGTACACGGTTTTCCAGGATGTTCGCTCAAGTAAATTTTCTTATATAATTTCCCCCCTATTTTTTGGGGAAAATGTAACCGATTATCATCGCGTAGTTTGATTAATTCTGATTCTTTTATACGCCATCCGGAAGATGGTTCAAACGTGTGTTCGTTTATATTAAACGCGTACATATATCCTTTTTTTGTATTCTCGGTCACTACATGTCCAAGTGAGTAATTTCCGCGGTCTGTATCGTCTTTATTATTGAACGAATTTTTTAAATAAGTGGGATCCTTATCCTGTAATACGACATTGAATTTTGCCTTTTCTTTTAAATTACATTTGAAAATAATATCAATTGTAGCACCTAATTTATTCTTCACATTGTTCTTTGACCGGCATTTTTTCCAAAAGATGGGTGTTACTACTTTGAAATGTCGCGACAATACTGTTTGTGGTATTAACATTTTATCCGCTGAAATATGGAAATATAATGTACCGTCTAGTTTTAATACTCGCTTTAACGAGATAATTGTTTCGTCAATAAATTGTTCGTAACTCGCATCATCCCATTTATCTTGAAATCCCACGGACGAATCTGCACTCATTGTATAATTTCGATCCGAATTAAAAGGCGGATCGAGATAAATCATTTGAACCGACTTATCGTCCAATGTTCTCACATAATCGTCGCATTTTCTTATATTCAATGTAACACGATCATGTATTTTTTCTTCATTTTGTTTCTTTTTTCGTATAATTATTTTTTGTATGGTCGACATGTTTTAATTAAAAATATACAGATATGTTTAAATCAATTTTGTTAATATACGTAATTTATGAAAATTGTGAAAGATGCAATAAAGTTTTGGTAACTAATGAAAAGATGATGCTGTTCTCAATTTTCGTGAATTGTTTATCATATTTAATATTTATGCGTTTTTCAACCAATGAATAAATACGATGTTTCGCAGCAAAACGTAGGCGTTTATTAATGGTATGGTTTCCCCCACCGGCCGAATTAAATAGATAACCAGTACCTAAATCTGCATATTTTTCCGTAATGGAATCGATTGTCTGTTTAGAATGTAACATTTTTAATGATATGGGTTTTATCTAATTCATATTAACAATTACACCTTTCAATTTTATCATAATAAATTCGTTTTATTACGAATCAAAATATGCGAACAAATCTTATATTTAGGAGAAAAACAATGGAAGAAGTATTTATTATAACGACCATAATTACGCTCTCATTTTGTTTCTCGAAGTACATTGAATATAAATACATGACTGATGAAATTAAACCATTAAAGGATATTGTACGCGACTGTTTGTTAGTTATGATGTGTGCCGTTTCGGGTTCATTTATGTATTTTCGGTTTCAAACAACATTCAGTGATTTTTTTAATGTAGTCACCGAAACAAAGGTGTTAACTAATGCGACAACGCAAGTATTTACAGATAGTCCGACTTTTTAAACCCTTGGTAATTTCAAATATTCTTGCGATCGCTATAATAATTAAAATGTATATATTTTAATTATTTATTCTTGTCTTAATCCACATACTTCTACATCATTTACTTTGAATGGTTCAGCCATAGTTATTTCATTGTCGTTATAATTGAATGATAATTCAGTACCCGGAATTATATCGACTAATGCATATACATCGGAACCATCAATACGCGTTGTTGGTGTAAACGAATGATTCATAAATCTACCAAATTCGTCATAAATATGCTGTCCGTTACCTATATAAATAGATTCACGTGTTGGATATGTATTTATCGAACCAGTCAATGTAAATATAATATCGCCTTTTTTACAGAATTTAGTCGAATGAAGACCAAGACCTTCGTTTATAGCACTTTGAGTAATTTCCATAGTAAATACCTTGTATAAAAACCGGGTATTTATTTAAGTATTTTTTTATAAATCATTTATACCGATGAATTCGTTTGATTGAATAATACTGGTAACTCGTCAATATTAATATTTTTATCATTGGTATCCATTTCGGTATTCATAATAAATTGTTTAAATAAGTTGTATTCCAATTGGGCTTCGGGTGTGTGATTATGAACGGTTCGTGCTATCATTTTATATAACTTAAAATCGGGGTAACGTTCTTGACCGTTCTTTTTATATAATATATTTTTACCATTGTCGTCAAGACACCATCTTTGTATTGTTTTTTGGAAATCGTCCAAATCCTTTTCTTTCTCTTCAATATCCATTACAAAATCAAATAACGAGGAACCTAACCGACAAAGGTCGAAACTGTTGTTCGGTTCTAATCTTGGACGTTTATCATTAAAAAATGGTTCACAGTTGTATTGAGTTGCTGCATCACCCTCCTTAGAAAAACTATCACTGCAAAAGGTATGTTCGTTTAATTTATAAATACTACGTCCAAAATCAATAATTTTGTAAATTTTACCGTAAGTTGGAATTTTATATGTTTTTTTTTCAAATGTGTAAAATAAATATTGTTGTTCCGTATTAATATACATAATATTATTTGTATGCAAATCATTATGTGTGAATTTAAACATTTTTTGATAGATTAATAACATCATTATTACTTGCATTAACATAGATGTACCATTTTGGGTATCCATTTCATCTTTCACAAATAATTCGTCTAATGTACCGTCGCATTTTTCCATACAAATCATTTGAATTGGAAAATTGTGAATGTATCCGTACAATTCTTCTTCTTCTTCTTCTTCACTGTCTTCTTCGCTGTCTTCTTCGCTGTCTTCGTCGGAACTGTAATTTACGGAAGAAGTGGAAGAATCGGAAGAAGTGGAAGAAGCCGAAGAAGTGGAAGAAGCCGAAGAAGTGGAAGATGATGAATGAGATTTGCTATATATAGATTCCAAATCATTTGTATAATCATTATCAACCATTTTTATTTCAGATAATTCTTCACATTCTAATAATAGTTTTTCAGAATCGTCAATATTTAATTTTTGTTTATTTTTGCGAGATGAATTCAATCCTAAAAATGGATTTGTAAAGCTGTCGTTGTTATTATCTTCTATGTGAAAATATTTTCCAATATTATCATTAAAAAAATCAGATGTTCTAAGGTATTCGACATCATCGGCTATATTTAAACGGTGTTTTTCTTGCAATCCTAAATAAGAGCCATAATAATCGATTCCGTGGGGAATATCATATTTATTTAATACAATACTAGTTAAAAAACAAAAGAATGAATCCACATAGGATGCATTATGTATGGTTGATATTTTGGGATGAACAGATTCGTCAGAACTAGTTAATGAAGGCAATGTTTTAATCCGGGAATCGTCGACATCGTATTTCCCGATCATGTATCGATAAGGATCCAATAATGGTGAAAATTTAACAAATATTTTTTGATCGAATAGTTGATTATCATTAGATACCGTGTTTAAATCAACAATGGTATTTTTATGATTCAATGTGATAGAATTATAATTACTATCATTCATTGCAAAAAATCGCTCATAAATGGGGTTATATAATTGTAAATTCTGAATACGATACGGATTATAATTAGTATCGTTAGATTCATTATCATATTGTTTTCCTAAAACAGATAAATCGACCATATTTGTTTTCAAATAATCGATTTTTAATTTAGTCATTTTATCGAGTATAATGTTTAATAACAGAATTTTTGTGAAAAATAAACGTGTTTTGTTCCGTATAAATTTATTTATTTTAATATCATATTGTCTCTATAGTTGATAATTGAAATATGACGTTAGAATTGAAAAAATTTGATATGAGATGGATAACATTTAAACCAAATGAGAACAAAGGACCTGTTATTGTGATGATTGGGAGGAGAGATACAGGTAAATCCTTTTTAGTAAGAGATTTATTATATCATCATCAAGATATTCCAATCGGAACAGTCATTTCGGGAACAGAAGCGGGTAATGGATTCTATGCCCAACACGTACCCAAGTTATTTATTCACGAGGAATATAACACAATTCTTATTGAAAATGTATTGCGACGTCAAAAAACTGTATTAAAACAAATGAATAAAGATATCGAAATCTATAAAAAATCAACCATTGATCCTAGAACCTTTGTAATTTTAGACGATTGTTTATATGATCAAACTTGGACACGAGACAAAATGATGAGATTATTATTTATGAATGGTCGTCACTGGAAGGTAATGTTAATCATCACCATGCAATATCCTTTAGGCATACCTCCCAATTTAAGAACAAATATCGATTATGTTTTTATTTTACGCGAACCCTATTTAACAAATCGTAAACGCATTTGGGAAAATTACGCATCTATGTTTCCTACACTCGAATCATTTGGATCAGTTATGGATCAAACGACCGAAAATTACGAATGTTTAGTAATAAATAATAATGCGAAATCGAATAAATTATACGACCAAATTTTCTGGTATAAAGCAGAAGATCGACCCAGTTTTAAACTAGGTTCAAAGGAATTTTGGGATATATCAAAAAATATGGGGTCTGACGATGAAGATGAGGCATATGATCCATCTAAATCTAAAAAACGAAACACACAACAAATAAATGTTAAAAAAACTACTGGTAAATGGTAATATATAAAAATGCAATATGTTTTTATATATTTATATGAATCGTATCAAATTATTAAGAATTTATTCCTCTGTCTCCTTTTTTGAATCAATAAATTCATTACTAATGTCCGCTGCACTCGCATTTATACTTTCTTGACGGGCCAGTAATTGTTCCTCGTGTTTTTTACGATCTTCATCGTTCGCAACATCACGGTCTTCAAAATTAATGGTTTCTTTAACGCCTATTAAATCGCCATTTTCATTCATTGTTTGAGTCAACGCATTTCCAGACTTTTCCGCTTTTATAATATTCTCTTTAATGGCCTTTTGTTTAGTATCCTTTACTCGCTTATCAAATTCATCCTTTGCCTTTGCCTCATTCTTGATCTTTTCTTGATGTAAATTATTTAGTTCTTCCTCCATAAATTCAACGCGGCCGGTCTTATATGCATTTGGATCCCAAGGCAACCAAACACCTACGGGAGCTACGAAAATATCGTGATTTGGATCCTTTTCGCGTAACTTTTTGCAATGTTGTTCTGCTTCACCCTGGGTAGCGAAATTACCACGGGTTTTTACGCCACGAACAGATGTTTGGAAAGCATGATCGCGTTGAAATTGTTCCGTCAAACGGTCCTCGTTTTTATCTAAGAAATTTTGAAAATCATCAGTAACCGCACCCTGTCTCAATGTATTTTGTTCTTCTTTGCAAAAATCATTATAATCGCGCATAATATTCTCAACATTCAAATTGTATTTATAGGATATAAAATTAATAAAATCGCCAAACTTACTCATTGATTTTGAGAAATCCCACTGCTGAATAAACTGGTCGAATAAATACAATTCGCGTTTTTCAAGAATTTTATCAGGAGATAGAAAAGACATAGTCGTAAATTTTTGACCAGCAATTGATTGATCTTCGTCCAACACATCCACATATTTAGGATTAGGTGTTCCGTTGTTTAGCTGTTTTCTTTCAAAACTGTCTTCGTTCGATTCACTCATTTAGCAAATAATTATAATAGTTATATTATTTTACTATTTAAGTATTTTTTTGAAGAATCTATTATTATGATATTATTTTTTTCCAATGGTATATTATAATTAGAAAATGAACGGAATGTTTGACTTTAGCGAACTAGTGAAACGTGCTCTCAAATATCTTATTGAGGGTTTAATGGTTGCAATTGCTGCATACGCCATCCCAAAACAATCTCTTAAGATGGAAGAAGTTGTTATTATCGCATTAACTGCCGCTGCTACATTCAGTGTCCTCGATGTGTTTGTACCTACAATGGCTTCCTCTGCCCGTGGTGGTGCCGGATTCGGTATTGGCGCCAATCTTGTTGGTTTCCCCGGTGGTCTTTAAATTTTCACCGGTATAAAATAGTGACTCTGTCTCATTAATTGAAACAATAATTTTCAAATACTAACTGCAGTATGGTAATATATAAATTAGTTTATATATTACACGGTGATGGGGCGAATATTCGCATTTATTTCGTATGTATTGATATGTATATCTATTGTATACAGTCATGTATGTTAGTATTATTATTCTTTCTGTTATTATAATAGGACTAATTGTTAACACGTGCGTTTTGTGTAAAAAGAATAATTGGGGGATGCGGTGATAATTATTTATTTGATTTATTTACAATATTATCGACAGAATCATCTAATACAGTTTTTACCACATTTTGAATACCCTCTGGTTCTATCAATTTGTCTTTTGTTTCTATTAAATCTTCTTTTGTTTCTCTTAAATCTTCTTTTGTTTCTATTAAATCTTCTTTTGTTTCTATTAAATCTTCTTTTGTTTCTATTAAATCTTCTTTTGTTTCTATTAAATTATCTTCTTCGACTTCTTTTATCGCAGTTATATTCGAATTGCTCTTATTTAGATTTTCTTCTGATGAGAATATATTTCTTTTTAATCTATAACTTTCGTTTTTCATTTCATTATATTGATTTTCAATATCAACTGTATTTGTCTCTTCACTGTACTCATATGATGGATTATATTTATGGTCAAAATTTGCAGCTTGATTTGGGAATGTATATAATTGTAAATTTTTTTCAGTGAATGGGACACTCGAAAATTTATCCAATTTATAAAAACAACAACATACTTGTTCGAACCAGGATTTGTTCTCTGTTAAAACAATTTTTGTCGTACCATCTTTTATAATTGATGTTGGTGTTGTAGCGCGCGTTTTATCCACATATTCTAACGGTATTGTTGTTAATAAATCTACCGTTAATTTACGTTTCAATAAATTAGAAGCTTCGCATAATTTTGTATAAACGCTATATTTTTTGTTCAAATAATCTTTACCGTCTTCACCGCGATGTTCACGTTTCATCTCTTTTGTTTTAAATAAATCAATCGCTAATGAATAAAATTCCTTAGACTGTTTTAATTCCAATTCCATGGCGGATTGAATTCCCATATAAAGTTCAATTGCACCAAGTATACCCATCATCATACTAATCAAACAAGTGATCCCGCTAATATATTCTTGTTTTAATACCGGCTGTAACCCCACAGATGCAGTAGAATTAATAGAAGCTAATACGATCATTGGTAACCGAAAGTATTTTCCATAGGATTTAAAATGATAATACCTGCGTCTATGATATTCACTCAAATTTACACAATTAATGCGCAATCTCTCGCAGAGCATTTCGACTTCAGACGTCCATTTATGAATCATTATATATAATAGAATTATATATAATTTTTTATAATTGTTTCAGTGGTATAATATAAGTATAAAACTATTCAATTAACGCAGCGCCAACTAATGCCCCCAATACTGATCCAAAATTAAAAAGACTACGCGTATAATATTCCGGATAAAAATGTCTATATTTTGATTGAAATCGATAATCAATTACTATATAAATAACACTCCCTGTAAATGATGTAGTAATTATAGTAAGTACCTGTGTAGATAAATTCATTAATAAAATTAATAGTAAATATTTAAATATATTTATTATATTATATAATCATGGATCACCAAGACCATACTGTAATTCTTCTTCGCAAAAAAACCATTCAATCTAACGCAAAACCAATCAAATCAATTCCTAATATTGATCTACACGCAATAAAAATCGAAAACGAACAGGAAAATTTCAAAATAGCCACTATTCCTAAAAATATGAGCAATCAAATTGCTCAAACAAGAAATGTACAAAAAATTACGCAGAAAGAAATGGCTCAGAAATTAGGAATTCAGTTAAATGTGTATGTTACATTGGAAAATGGTAAAGCACAATGGAATGGACCCACAAAACAAATGGTCAATAAAATACAAAACGTATTGAAAGTAAAATTTGTACATTGATTTATCGATCTACTGGGACTTTTTTTCTATATTCTACAATACCGCCACTATATTCATTCACATTGACGAATCCTTTTTTCATCAATTCTTTAATGGCCAATTCAGATGCATCGCATTTTTCGTGTGCACAATAGGCAACAATTGGTATTTCATATATTTCAAGTTTTTTATTTTTAATATATGCTGCTAATTTTGGATAATGAATCCGTACGACTTCTTCAAACCAATCCCTCAATTCATTTACAGACATTTTTGCTATCGTTTTATGAAAAAGATTAAAGGAATTGGGAACGTGATCTTTTGCGAAATATTCAGCAGGAAGAGCGTTTAAAATAACAGTCATTCCAGATTTCATTTCTTGGACAAATTTATTAAACCCGTATTTACAAATCACTACCTTTGTGTATATCTGATTGTTCCAATTGCCTTCTTTTTCGACCACAAAATGTAAATGTCTAAAAAAGGTGGTATTTTTTTCGGACGATTTTTGCTTTGCTTTGTATAATTGAGGACAATCAAATTTCATTACTACGTTTCCCGATGTATTTACTTTTACCACACCACTGTTTTCGAAATTACAATATGCCTTTCGAGCATCTTCAATAATCGGGCTTTTCGATTTTTTCTCACATGCTGCCCAATATAACAATTTCTTTCCTGCGAATTTTTGTCCAAGTTCTAATTTCATCTCTACGTCACATTTTTGGGGGGTTTTTAAGGACAATCCGTGACTCTGAATAAAGTCTTGTACATAATCATTTTTTTGTAGCCAGGTAGGTTTCAACGATTCTTTTGATTTTACTACTTTATCTACATCAAATACTAAACAACTAGCACAAGTTCCTTTGTTCGACATTATACACTATCTTCATATTTTTTGCAAAACCCTCTCGCATGATTCTAATGCCCCTTCCACCCAACTTTGTTCTAAACTATAATTTTCACCACAAATGTAGACATTTTCCATTGGATTTGCTAAAAAATCGGCAACTTGGACACTATTCACGCCCTTATTCCAATAACCGACTCCACATTCCCAATAAAACACCCATACTTCTTTTGGTTGATTGATCTTTTTCTGAAATGTTTTTTCGACTAAATCAACGATGGTTGCTTTTAATTTACTCTGGTTATTCTGCATTTTTCTCCAATATTCACAATAGGCATCATCTGTATATGAAATCATAATAGTACCTTTGTCACGATCCATTGGAATGATATATCGTAGCGGATTATTTGTAACCGTTTTCTTAATATTTTTAAACCATATATCTTTGGAATCGAATTTAGCATAGACGCGGCATAATGGTTTACATCCAATACTCGAATCTAAAATACTATGAATCGGTTTTAATAATTTCATTTTAAGTAGGTCTGGTTTGGGAATAGCGTAGACGATGTGTTTGGTTTCTATCATTTTTTTATTAATTGTAACGGAGTAATGTCCAAGATCTACATTAAATTCAACTGATTTAACCATCGTATTTAACAACATTTTACATTTATTTATTTTTAATTCTTGGACAATATTCTCAACTAAGTCTTGATAATATCCAGAATAAAAAGTAACATCGTCTCTTATTCCATTCTTAAACAAATAATATGCATCATACATATTCATATGTTTTAACTGACCACTGTATCCAGAGGCAACCAATAAAAAATCTACCTCATCCTTTTGTAAATATTTTTTGGCGTATTCTTGGAAAGTATAATTGCGAAGTATATCAACCTTTTTCGTTTTTTCAACTATTCTCAATACTTTTTTAATATATTCAAAACCTGTTTTGTTTTTGAATGTAAGAGAAAACTGATTTCTACTATCTACAAAATCAATATTGCTCGATATACCCCTGTCTTTGCGAAAATCGAGTAAATGAAACCTTTTTAACAACTTTATCACACGTTCGTGGTTTTTATTAAATCGAGCAGCCCCCGCTGGAAAAGAAACGTCATTCTCCGTATATTCGTAGATTCTACCACCAAATCTCGATGAACCTTCTAAAAGTAATATATTTGTTGTTTTTTTTAACAATTCTAAATACGTGTACAAACCAGAAATACCTCCTCCTACAATAACGTAATCGAATATCATATTAATTACATAATACTGATATTAAAATAATTTTCATCAATCATTCCCATTTAAACCGATTTATAGGGAACCTATCGATTATTTTTTGGATTTTCATAACTTATTTTCCACATTTTTTTGATCTTTTCTTTATATTGACTTAATCGTAGTCCAGGCAATTCTTCTTTTACGATTGGTAAATTTCTAATATAATAATCTTTATAAATAACCGTAATATCGGGTAAATCATCTTCAAATATATTTAATGTATCATCCATATTGTTCACATTGTATATTGAATTATCTTCAAATACTTCGTCATTATTCACATCTATAAATAATTTCATACTCGACTTATTAGTCGTTTTATTAAATAACATTTCTCTTTCGCATTGTTGCTGTTCATTGTGGTTATCGGTAGTTAATTTTGGTAAATTTATAAACGCAGTTTCTAATTCTCGAATAGTTGGTCTACTACGTCTTCCCATTCTTGATGTAGGACGTTTCATTGTGGAATTCGCGTTTTCGCCAATTTCAAGTAGATTTTTCATTTCATTTACTCGTAGCATTTGATTTGGTTTATTGTCGCATTCTTCCCAATATGTATCGTCAATTAAACGGGTTTCCAATTCTAGTAATTCTTTTTCTTTTTCTAATGCTTGTTGTAAAGTTCTTCTCGAAGGCATATGTATATAATTACTCTACAAAATATAAAAAACATTCGAGTTTTTTATAACCTTTTATTTTTACTTTTTATTAATACTTCGTTTTCGTTTGATAATTACCGTTTTGTTTGTGAATATTGGCTTCATGTTATTGGTCAATTCGTTTTCAATATCATTATCACCGAATAATCGTTGATAATCGACGTGTTGTCTATTGAATACTATCGATTTTTCTGCGAATTCTCGTTTTTGCGCCGAATTGGTTTTAACCGCACCCGCTGTATTTTTACTATCGTAAAAGAATGATATGAGCCCTATGATAATGGCTCGAACACCCCATGCTGGGTTCCAACTTTCCGGATGCCAATCTGATATACTCAAACATATACTTTTACCGTCCGCTTTAAACCTACCATTTGGCGTTATCATTGAAATACGCGGTGGGGCAAATGGGTACTGTTCTGGTAAAACAATACTGCCCATGTATAGTCCACCCTTGTAATCCGTATCATCTGCCCCTTTGAAAATAAATCGCCATTGACTAATATTTTCTTCAAAGGGTAACGCTATACAATTTGATATAGGATCCTTATGTAGTTCACGCAATTCCTTTTGAAGTCGTTTCACATTCATTGTTTGTATTTTATACTCTAAAAATGAGCTTACCGACGCTTTCAATTTTATAACACCAAAATTATAGTGTTATAAAGAAACGAAGCACCATTAAACCTAGATATTATATACTATTTTATTTCTCTCTTCTAATAGTTTGGGTAAAACAAGATTATAAACAATGTATTTTACTTCTTCAATTGATAGCGGATCATATACCAAGATCACATTTTTAAAAAACGTGTATTGAAATGAGATTAAACAAATAGCGAAAAACAAATAGTGTGCTAATTTCTTACAACCTTTTGTTAATATTTTTTTTTGAATTGAAGTTGTATTTGTTTCTAAATGTTCGTCGTCGTCGTCGATCGAATGTCTACGATAAGAACTCATTTCTACCAATTCCAAAGATTCTTCGTCTCTATTCCTTGTAGAAACCATAGTTATCCCATTCGTCTTTTCTAATGCCTTTATTGATCTATACCGGTGAATTATTACATAAATTAATATATTTATAAATACTATTCCAATCCAATATTCCATTGTTGCGATAAATAATATATGATTTTTTGTTTCTCTTCGGTCAATTGCTGCATCTCGATCGTTCTTAATATCATCATACAATGTAGTATCGTTAAAAATAACCGAATTTTGTATAAATGTTCGTATTGATAATTCGCTGGGTAGTGAATATAAATCCACGTAATTATAATTAGTATCGGGTTCTACATTAATCCCTCCAGTAGTATAATTTAATGATGGAATCGCGTATGGATTATTTATCGGTTCATCCGCCAATCGTTCTACTTTATTTGTAAAAATAACGGTTTCCATCGGTCCGATATAATAAAAGTAAAACCCAATTTCCAATAAAGCTATACCAGATATATGAAATAAAATTGAATACATTACTTAGACAATAGGAAGAAAAAAATTATACAGTTGGAAAAAATACCCAATCTAAATCACAACATACCTTTTTCCATATCATATCCTGCTCCAATTGTTTTTCGCGATCTTTCATCATAGGTATATAGGGCAAATACTGGGTTTGATCTAATAATGTACATAATTGATATAACGTATATGTATAATTAAAGAAATTTGTTCTATTTGCTGGACAATGAACTGCCCAAGGTTTTTGAATTTCAATAAATAACACACATAATGTTTCGTGTAATTCTTCATTCATAATAGGGGGTTTTATACCAAAAATAGAATTAATATATTGAATATGTTCAAAATATTTATTAAGTCCAAGTTTTCTAAGAATTTCACGCATTTTGTCGTAATTTATCTGTTTCATATCAGTAATTCGCTCCTTTTTTATTCTTGCTCGTATCATTTCTATCACTTCATCGGGTATTTGTGTGGTTTCCTTAGCTTGAAATTGGGATAAAATCTCTTTAAAATGATTCAATCTTATATAAGCAGTATAGGACACTTCATTGGGGGGGTCTTTATTATTTGGTTTTGAACTATCTACAATATAAGTAATAAATTGTCCACATTTTATATTATTGCAAATCATGATACCCTCTTCATCCTGAGCAACCATTTCACCTTGTCCACAAATATCACATATATCATTGGACAATATATAATCTTGTGGATTGGTAAATTCATTGTTCACATTTCTCCAATACTCTTGGTACATCTTTTTAGATTGTACATATTTATCAACATTTACATCGTTATTTTGTGTGGTTTTAACTCTAAAAAAGGAGTTTAATACTTTTATGTTCTGTGCCGGTTCACCCGATGATATTTGTTTCTTTGATTCAAAATAATCAAAGATGAATTTAGAATTGTCCAAGAGATATAAATTTTTCTCCCCTTCCAACTGCTTTATTAACTGTTTATGTTGGATTATCTCATCTTTTATATCGAGTATTTCATCAATCCGTGCTTTTGGAAGAGTTTTGATCCGCGCGCGCTTATCTTTTACGTCCTGTTTTAATTTAGGTATATGTATTTCCGTATTATTTTTGAATTTATCTAACATTTCCTGGTGTTTTTCATCTAATGAAGTCATTTGCTTTAATTGAGCATTCTTGGCGGATTTGCTCATTTTATATTGAATATAAAATGAATATTCTTTCTTTTTTATGTTTTTTGTCCAAGAAATAATATGTAATTTATGTTTATAATATATATATTCATGACTACCGATTATAATAATATTGTTATAGAATTAAATGATTATTCCCCACACGATGTAGAATTGGTAAACGGTAAAGTATATAATAAAGATGAGTTCGGAGTAGCATTAGATGCTAAATTTTCAAAATTGTGTCAGATCGCAAAAATGGATGCTTGGCATGATCATCATTCAATTAGCGAATTGGACCCTGATGAAATTGATGAATTTGTCGTTCGACATATACCAGAAGGGTATAATTGTTATAAAAAAAGTGGAACAAGTACCCCAGGGAGTACACCCGGAAGTGTTGGTGGTACCGGTCGCCCGAGTGATGAAGATATATTTATTTTTCGTTATCTTTTAAGTAAGGAACACTGGAATAATACGGATTCACAAGCAAAATGTAAACCTAATTGCGATACTGGATTTGTGGCTAATGGATATGGTGATGATTTTTATGCCGAAAAAATGGTAAAAGAACGTTACATTGTAGGACATGTTCCATTTTTTTCAACAGGAGATGATGATCAATCTGGCTGCACTAACCCTGAGTATGCAGAAGGAACGGATGATCAAACGTCGCAAGTTCAACATTTCTTTGTTTCCAATGGAATAGATGAAAATATATTTATTATACGTGATGTAGCATATGGTAACTGGGCGGATGATATCACAAAATGGGGGAAAGGTTTATATATCGATAAAACGTCACAAATTATTACTCTTCAAAGTGCGGCAGGCATTTTTGATCCAGGACCCTCTACAAATCCTTTTACAAAAGGAGGTGTTCGACAAGGTTTTGTAGATTTGCAATCAAAGTCAAGATATGCAATTTTTGATTCTTTTACACAAGACGATACTTTTAATAATGAAGAAACCGTCATACGTTATCCAAAAACAAATACTGATATAGAAAAGCCTCTTTTTAGAAATCAATTGTTATATACTCGTTACGACTGTTTACTCTACGCCAAAACAATAAACTTAGAAAAATCAAATCTTTATTATAAACAAGATACTAAGGATTTGATAGAATCTGCTAATGTTAATTTTATTGTTTCTGTACCCGACGGCGATAAAGAACATCTTTACATTACCACTCAAAAAAATTCAAATAAAGCAAAATCTGTTCTCGAATTACCAGAAAATGATATTGCTGTAAAATTAAGTGCATCTAAAAAAGGAACGTTAGATGCTAGAATATTCTCAAAATACGACTATAAGGAAATCATTGAACATAGTGGTAAATTGAAAATTATGACTAAAAAATTCGGCGATCACGGTCAAGCAGTGACTTGCTGCCGAAATAAATTAAGTTATCAATTAATAGAACCAAAAGATAATATTGGTGAAATGTTTTCAATAACTAAAGGAGAAACAAATGGGTTACACGCATTTTTATCTTATGACCGGGTTGCGGTAGCATCTGCGATTTATTATGGGTGCCCCATTGTTATTTTTACAAATCATTATGGAGCAACTATATTTTTAAGTAAAAAAATATCTGATACATTAAATAGTCCTGAGAATAAATATGCGATGGCTATAAAAAACAATGAAAGTAAAAAAAAAACATTTGATATACTTTCAGGGGATGCAATTCATACCGATATTAAAAAAACATCTGATGATTTCATTGTAGAAATAGAAAACCATTTGACTGTTATACAAAAATTTATCCAAGACATTTACAATTATTTAATGACCACAGACATTAATCCAGCGAATGCATCACGCTTAGATATTGTGTATCAAACATTATTTATCATTTTAACCAATGTTTCTACATTTATAAATATTTATTCGTCACATATCATTTTAAACAAAGACGCTTATGTAGATGTCGAAAGTATGAAAGAATTATTTCGTCATTTAGATATCACATATCCTACTTTCGAAGAAAAACCCGCCGAGGAAGAAATAAACACTATAATCGACAAAATCAAAGTGAATAATAATGAAATACACCAATTGAATAATAAATTATCAACAAATATATCAAATATATCAATTGTTAAAGATATAGAACAACATTTTAAAAATATAAAAGAAATTGTTAAAGATATAGAAGGTGATCCTTTTAAAAAAATATCACTAATTTGCAATAAATTAAAAATAAACAAAATTAACAAGGAAATAATTGATAAATTTAATCCTTATAATGGAATACAAAATGAACGAACATGGCGTGCACAATTAACTGGTCGTGTTGGTGAAATTTATACACAATTGGGGCTAGTTTTATTAGAAGATTTTTATTCCGATATGCAAAACTATATTTTTAAAAATTTTCTAGTTAAACAAGACAAACCCCCATTAAATGTTGATATAAAAGATATTTTCTCAATGATAATGAATCGCATAACAATATCTAGTTTTGAAATGCCTGCAATCCAAACATATTTTTTAACAAGTGTAGGAAGAGAACTCGACGTCGACGTCGACGGAACGACAAAACGATTGTCCGATGGTTTATTTGGTGCATCTGAAATTACACAGGAAAAAGAAGATATAGATAAACAAATCAGCGAGTTAAAAATACCGATGGAAGTAATGAAAAAAGTTCAACTAGAAAAAGCTAAAAAAATAGCCAAGCAAAAAGCAAAAGCAAAAGCTACTACTTCTGCTACTACTTCTGCTACTACTGCTAGACAAAAAAAAACCAGTTTTACGTGTAAATTTAGTAAAGAAGTACAAAAATCAGAGTTAGAAATAGATATATTATATAGTCAGTTAGCGGATCTAGTTTTGCAAGAAAGAATTAATGCGAATGTAAATTTAAACTACGATCGTTCTGTTAATTATTTTATTGAAGGTACATTTTCCCAAGTTGAAATATACGAAGAAATAAAAAAAGGGTCTGAGTCTCATGAAAGAAATTTAAATTCTATAAACCAATTAGAAATCCCCGTAAAAAAATTTGAAGATATCGAAATTATTACAATTGATATGGAAACAGATAAAGTAAATGGAGATGGAGATGGAGATGGAGATGGAGATGGAGATGGAGATGGAGTTATAATTAAAACGAAAGATGATTTAGATATTGAAGATACTGAAGACGATACATTAACTACAAAACAATATCGTACTAAGTTTAATAAAAGAACTAAAGAAGTATTTACTTATACAACTCGTTCTAAAGCAGCACTTGCAAAAATTTTACACAGTGGGCAAGAATATGGAGGCGGTAAAAAGATAAACAGGCGTAAAACGTATAAACGCCGAAAAACAAAACATAAAAAAACAAAACAAAAGAAAAATACACAGAAAAGACGAAAAACAAAACGAAAAAAAATGAGAAAAGGTGGTGATGGGCCAACACAGGTTTTACAACAACCATCACATGGTTTATTTAGTGGAGATCTACCCGAAGCGTACTTGCGAAAAATAGAACAAACGGAACAACAGAAACAAATGGAACAAATGGAACAAATAAAAGCAAAAACAAAAACAGCAGCAGAAGCAGAAGCAAAATCCCAACAAAGACCAACCAATCATTATGAATTATTTTTGCATTCAATGAATTATGCAATTGATACAAATAAAAATATTTCTGAAACATTCAAACTGATAAATAAATATACTACCATAAAGCAAATACCTCTTGCGAATAAATCAAGATCTCGTTTAATTATTAAAATGGCGAATTTGTCTGAAACACGATTTTTATTAGAAATAGTAAAAACTATGTTAGACCAAAAATCTGGTCCATCCGAAGGACAATATGGCGGTGGTCGTCAAATTTTAAAAAATATGATTCGAGGTGCATTTGCACTAACTATGTATCAAGGCAAAGCAAAAAAATACGTGGAAAAAAATCTGGAAAAAACCGGGGTAACCGGGGTAACCAAGAAGAATATAGAATGGAATACATTTACACGCGACATTCTCACATTTGCAGAAGGAGCAGGAGAATTAGATATAACAAAGTTTGTTAACAAAAATGATACCGGATATAATATATTGACGTATGAAATAGATTTAACAGGTTTCGCATACTTTTTACATATTTTAAAAAATGGTACGGCCAAAATATCACCCGAAGATTTAATACAATTAAAGATAGAATTATTAAACAATGCAGACTATTTTAATGATATGATTTCGAGAGATAAACCGAAAATTCCACAAGAAGATTTGATTACTATATCGGAGGATGGTAAACGTGTAATAGATATGGACAAAATGAAGGATTTTAATGAAGAGTTAAAAGCATTAGATCGTATAGATAAATTATCACAAACTGATAATAATTTTCCAGCATTTAACACAAATGTTATACTTCAAACAATGGTTTCAAATAGTTCTTTATTAACAATATTTATGAACTTTTTAACAGACGAATATGATAAACGGCAAAACCCGTCTTATTCGCCCGAAGAAGACAACTCTGACGTGATAGCCAAAATTGATAGTTTAATAAACACGGTAGATGAGGCACGACGTACATTTTCTGAATTACAAAGTAGTACGTCGGATGATGAATTATTTATTAAAATACAAGAAGCAAATACAATAGAAGAATTACAATCAATACATTAAAAAGGCATTTATTTATTATACCAATAATATACAATAATGGCCGATAAATCAACCATGGTTCATATAAACTCTGAAAATATGAATATAAATGATAAACAATTAAAAATAATGATTTTCTTAATGAACGCATTGGAAAAAGGATGGTCTGTTAAAAAAAAGGATTATCAATTTATTTTCTCAAAAAAACACGAAAATAAAAAAGAAATATTCCAAGAAGAATATCTAGAAACTTTTATTCAATCCAATTTCGATATGAATTTATTACAGCATACCTAAATAAATAATTACTATAATGATAGCATTTTAAAGTAACATTTGAGACAAAAATAAATAAAATGAAAAATAAAATGAAAAATAAAATGAATTCCATTATTTAGGCGTATATGGACTTGATAGAATTCGAAATCCATTCTATTTAGTAATTTCATTTTTATCAAATTAATTAATTATTTAATTAATTTAATCATTTAAATACTTAAATAGGTACCATGAGTTATTATATTTGTAAATTTATGCTTTATAACAAAAAACAAAAAAGTATTTAATTATGAATTAAATCCCAAATTATTTTCTATACCAAAGATATATAAGAAAATGGCTGGAGCACTTATGCAACTCGTCGCCTATGGCGCCCAAGACGTATTCCTTACTGGAACCCCTGAAATTACTTTCTGGAAGGTGTCTTACAGACGCCACACCAACTTTGCTATGGAATCTATTGAACAGACATTCTCTGGTCAAGCCGATTTCGGTCGCCGTGTAACATGTACCATCAGCCGTAATGGTGATTTGTGTTACCGTACATACCTTCAAGTCACACTTCCTGAGATCAACCAGGCCATGAACACTACCGCTGGAGAGGGAGTCTATGCCCGTTGGTTAGATTTCATCGGAGAGCAACTCATCGCTCAAGTTGAGGTTGAGATCGGTGGTCAACGCATTGACCGTCAATATGGTGACTGGATGCACATCTGGAACCAACTTACTATGACTTCTGAACAACAGAAGGGATATTTTCAGATGATTGGTAATACCACTCAACTTACCTACATCACTGATCCCAGTTTCGCCTCAGTGAACGGACCCTGTTCTGCTGCCGGTGGACCCGCCCAGGTGTGTGCCCCTCGTAATGCTCTTCCTGAGACCACTCTTTACATCCCCCTTCTTTTCTGGTTTTGCAGAAACCCCGGACTTGCTCTTCCTCTTATTGCCCTTCAATACCACGAGGTCAAGATCAACATCGATTTCCGCCCCATTGGTGAGTGCTTGTGGGCCGTTAAGGATTTGTCTATGACATCTGGTACCCAATCTTGCTCCCAGGCTTACCAACAATCTCTTGTTGCCGCATCTCTTTACATCGACTATATCTTCCTTGATACCGACGAGCGTAGAAAGATGGCCCAAAACCCTCACGAGTACTTGATTGAGCAACTTCAATTCACTGGTGACGAGTCCGTTGGTTCCTCCAGTAACAAGATCAAGCTCAATTTCAATCACCCTTGTAAGGAGCTCATCTGGGTTGTTCAACCTGATGCCAATGTTGATTACTGTGCTTCCCTTGAGGGTGGACAGACTCTTTTCAAGACTCTTGGTGCCCAACCTTTCAACTACACTGATGCTATTGATGCCCTCCCCAATGCCGTCCACGCATTCGGTGGTCCTCAAGAGACATCTGGTGCTAACGCCTTCATCACCTCCGGTGGTCTCTTCCAGGATCCTGGATCTATGACCGGAGGTGCCGGTGCATCCTGGGGCGGCGATTCTGCTGGTTTCGACCAAGCCGGAGCTGCCGTTGATGGTTCTTACGTCTCTGATGCCGGTACATTCGTTCTTGCCGAGACTGCCCTCGACATGCATTGTTGGGGTGAGAACCCAGTTGTTACTGCTAAGTTACAGCTTAATGGTCAAGATCGTTTCTCCGAGCGTGAGGGAACTTACTTCGATGTTGTCCAACCTTTCCAACACCACACCCGTGCCCCTGATGCCGGTATTAACGTCTACTCCTTCGCTCTTCGCCCTGAGGAACACCAACCTTCCGGAAGTTGCAACTTCTCCCGTATTGATAACGCCACCCTTCAATTGGTTCTTTCCTCCGCCACTGTCGGTGGAACCGCCACTGCTAAGGTCCGTGTTTATGCTACCAGTTACAACGTGTTGAGAGTAATGTCAGGTATGGCGGGAGTAGCTTACAGCAATTAAGCACTTGGTCGATAACATTTATCTTCTAATAAAAAATTAATATTTGTATAATTTCAAATTTAGTAATTATACAAATTCAATAGAACAATTCCACAATTTCTACCGTTTTGTGGGGAATATTATTTATCCAATATTCAAGTTGTTGAAGTAACATAGATATTCGTGTGTGCCATTCATCACGTTTACTTTTTGATATATCCAATACACCATACCCGTTAATTCGCCAACACGATGTTACTTTTTTTCCTTCTTGGTTCACATATGCGTCGGGATTAAATCGAATGAATACTACCGGTTTATGTCCTATATCTTGTGAAATTTCCATCAACCGTTTGTTCTGACACGAACAATCATAGGTAGTATGTTTATTCTCATCGACTTCAACAATAATTACATGACTTCCAAAATCTAAAAGCAAATCGGGTCTTCTTTTGGAACAACCATCTTGTATCTTCTTATCCGCCACCCAATTAAAATCTGGATATTTTTCAAGAACACGTTGAACCACGTCATTCTCCTTCGTTTTGAAATTACGGGATACTTGGATTTCAGGGCAGTAATGAATACAACATGGTAAACAATATCCATCGTATTTATTTATGCCCCGAGTCTCACAATGAGGAGCTTTGCACAGTTGAGACCCCCCGCAAATTTTACATCGAGATTTGTATTTATCATGTATACAATATAAATTACCATCACACTCTATACAATTTTGTCGATTCTTGTTATGCTCGCATATTGCTGAACCAAAACACTCAACGCACCTTCTTCTACGTTTTCCATGTTCGCAAATAGATGTGCCGCCACACGGCACACAGTTTTCTTTTTCACTTCCATGTGAACATATATATTTACCTCCACACTCCTTACATCGAACCTTTCTCTTCAAATGTTCGCATATTCCAGCCCCTTTACATTCTACACAATGAAACCGGCGCCGATTGTGAATACATATTGGATTGGGTCCTCCCATTTATATAATATTAAAATATATATCCATTCAATTTTCAATTTTATGCGTATTCATATGAAAACCCCCCGTTTTTTTCAAATTATAAATTCGCAAAGATGTTGTTTTGAATATTAATTAGAAATAAATAGATATAAATAAATGAGGATTATCTTTTTATAAAACATGTCACTTCGAACATATCAATCGGGAAATCTTCATACGCAGAATGATTTATTGATGAAATGTTTAATGGATTTCTATGCTGATAAATCAAAATTAGACGAAATGATGAATATTATTAATGGTGAATCCAATATATCATTACGAATTGTCGATTGGTTTGTTACAAATTATGCGAAAAAATTTTATACTATCTATGAATTATCATCAGAACGGAATAATAAAATGACACCTTATCGATTTAAAGTATACAACGATTATAAATTAAAGTTAAAGGCTTATTCAAAAAAGAGGTTTGATCCTTTTTGTCGTTGGGAACGTATTACTATTCCTTATAACAATGATAATTGTATGGAAACTACTATCGGACAATTAAATTTTTTTAAATGGGCAATTGAGAATAAAATTATTGAATATATACAGAATAATTACTCTGAAATTGAAAAAGATATGAATGAACGTAATAGTATATCCAAAAAGGTAAAGAAAGTTACCGATTCTTCCGACATTGTAATTTCGAATGATACAGGAAAAACCCGAAAGAAACGCGAGGAACTTTCCGTATCTGCTTGTAAATGTATTAAAAAGGAAAATGTTAAAATAGTGGTTTCTTTTAATTAATATTTATAATGTGTTTATTATTTGATAATCTAAATATTTGTAAAATTTAGATTATAATTTAAGTATATAATGTTGAAATATCTTAGTGATTTATTTTCTTCGTTGTTGAATATGAGTGTTTTGAAAAAGAAACAGAAGTTGAGGAAAAAGAAACAGAAGTTGAGGAAAAAGAAACAGAAGTTGAGGAAAAAGAAACAGAAGTTGAGGAAAAAGAAACAGAAGTTGAGGAAAAAGAAACAGAAGTTGAGGAAAAAGAAACAGGCGAAACATTCGAGTTTATTGAGATAAATGATGATGACGTATTTGATTTTTTTATTACTAAATTTTAAGCTCTTTCCCAAACTTCATCTACCAATCCATATTTCTTACATGTTTCAATATTCCACCACAAATCGTGCTTCAAAATTTCACGCAATTGTTTCTTTGGAATTTCGGCGTATTCTTTATAGATATCAAGAATCTTATCCATAAGAACCTTGTTATTCTCGAAATCATCTTCTAATTCCTGCATTTTCCCCCAAGACCCGGACGATAATTGATGAATAAGCATATACGCATTGGGTCGTATGTAGCGTTTTTCCCCAACCACACTCATTAGTGTTCCCGCGGAAGCAGTTGCTCCTTCAATAATTGTATGAACAGGTACCTTACACGCCTTAATGGTATCGATCGCGGTCAATGCGTCAAATACGCATCCACCAAACGAGTTGATATGAAGATAAATCGGAATGGGATCTGTGCACAATTTATGAGCAAGGACAATATTATCGATTTCGCATTTACGGATATTTTCGATCAGTTCGAAAATATTATCCCGATTTACTTCGGCGTGAAAATATACGTGATTATTCTCTTTTGAAATTTTCTTCATTGTACCAGACGAAGAATTTGAAGCATCATCATCCGATTCGTCGTCGGAATCAATATTCTTTTGCATCAAGAATATACTCTTATTCTTCTTGTTCATAGTAGAACCACGGCGAGAAGATGTAGAACGAGGTTGATGTTGAAACATGTTATATATAGCAAGTTAAGTTACTATATATAAAAAGTAGTAGAATGAATCAATTTTATACAAAACATATTATTTTATTTTATTAAATAGGAAATGGACGTTGGTTTGTCTCAATTTCTAAATTACGTGGCATAATAAGTGGTACTTTTCTATCAACAATAGAGAGAGCCTTGCGTTCTTTTAATTCGGGATTTACTAGAGCTTTAGGATTTACTAAATTGGTTGAACCGATACCAAACAATTGCGATTCTATATCATTTGGGTTACCGGAAAGTTCGCTATTAGGTAATTTGCCTTGGATTAAACCTGCACCAGCATCTAACGTAGGTGTAGCAATTCCATATTGAATATTTGTTTTATAATCAATTTGTTCTTTGTATGCACGTTGTTCAACTGCATAATCACCAGGGGTATTTTTACTACTTGTAGACGCCATTTATATTAACACTATATAAAAAGTATATTATTTAATCGTATTATAAACAGTAATATAACTCGATGTATTTCCATCGAATGTCTCGTTATTATCGATAAAATCGCAAATACAATGATGAAATGTTTTCATATTATCGTAAGAAAACAAAATAGCTAAACCGATTGATCTATCTACCGATAACATCTTTGCGGCGGCAAGATCATATAATGTTTGAAACAGTTCGATATCTTTGGTCTTTTCGAAAATATAATCCATTGATTTTGTAGCAGCGTCAATATCATAATTATTTTCATCACGAGTAACTGCATCTAAATCTGGGTAATTATCAATATCCTTTTTCATATTAAATATATCCCGAATACATGCCCGAAATTCTTCGTCATTGGAATATTCGATATGTTTGTTTTGCGTATTGTAGTATATCATTAAACAGTTTAAATAAATGTATTTAAATTGTTTTTTTATCAAATTTCAAGAGCGTTTATTCCAAGGATTTAAAGATTGAAAAGACGTGCGAAAAATGTTCTTCGTTTAGATGTTTTTTTAACGCGCTTCTTGGCGGTTTTACCCTTTGATCTTCCCGATTTATTATGTTTCTTACCCGTTCTACGTTTTGTGTGTTTTCCTTTTCTACCGCCGTGTAATTTAGAGGTACAACTCATTATACAATATTGGGATATTTTAATTATACACCCTTGTTTCCGGGACGGGTATTTAATTCATTATCGACGGGTTCCCGTGTATCCGCGCCACCGCGCACCCAACCATTCATAGCACTTTCTTCCACATTACGTTTAGGATCTGTAATGCGTTCCTCCATTTCTTGGCTGGTAGGATAAAGAGTATAGCCCATAAAGCTTTGGGACATTACTGTGGATGTACTTTTTTTCTCGACAATAGGTTCACCTTCAAGTAATTGTAATTCGAGAGTAGGGTCGACAGAGCCTCTTCCTAAATAAGGAACGGTGGTAAATTGACGTTGCATCAAATTCAAACGTCCTAAATTGCGGGCCTTATCTTTGTCTAATAATAATGACGACTCACCTTCGATGTTACCTGCACCGACACCACTACCTGTTACCGAATTAGGTACAACTGCGGGTTGCTCTGTTGCGAATTGAATTTGCGCATCGCCTGTGTTTTCGCTAAAATAGTTAGTTGTGGTATAGGTAGAAAACCGATCATTTTGCGATTCCTTTTGAGTTTGAGTGGTTGTATCATCCTCAATACGGTTCATATTGTAAAACGAATAATTACTATTTGTAGACATTTACTTTTATATATTTGATATATATTTTGTCCTGAGAAATAGCGTTATTTAAATGATATATATAATGCTATTTAATTAATATAAATTATGACGGGGATTATTTCTAACAGAGGCAAATGCATTGCCTTCTTTAGCGGATATCATATCACCGTAACAAAATTCGGCAAAACTGGTTTGATCATTCGGAATGGTTGTATTTGCTGTACTATAAAATTGCCTCATCGACTGTTCTAATTCTAAATTCTCAGTTACATCTTGAAACAGTTTTTTATCGATATCGGGCTGTCCTGGATGCATAGATTGAATTGTTTTTTTCGTTTCGTCTAAAATAGTTTGATTACCAGTTTCAGTGTAAGACGGTTGAGCCGGTTTTCTATTAGGATTATAATCATAATCACTAATTAAAACGTTAGATAACGGATTGGTTGGTGTTGATTGTTGAAACGTGGAATCGAATTCAGGATTAATTTCAACCAATGGACCGTGTCTATTGTATGTTTTAACTAAACCATTTGTGGATTTACCAAAACCTTCTGTTTTACCCCCCTTGTGTGAATAATACATCAAATAAATGCAAACAATACTAACGACCGATACTATTATAATATTCATTTTTTTTGTAACAAGATAAGAAAACACGGTTAACATAAGTACAATTCTCGTAACCGCGTTTAATTTTTGATTAAACGACATATTTTCGGTAGGGAAAAACTCTAGGACATACCTCGTATCCAATAAAATATTGGGGTTTTCACTCCAAAATGCTATATTTGGTTTAGGATGGTCAAATATTATAGTGGAAGTAGACGGGGGCGGCAATTCTTCATTATCGATTTCAGGTTTATTAAAATCCTCTAAATTATGTTTAACATCATCATTAATTTTAGTAGGATTAATGGAATTAGACATTATATATATATTCTTTGTTATAAAAATATATATCATTCAATGCTTTATTTGCTTAATGCACTTTTTGTCCATTTGAAAAGTATCACATTTTTTTGAATCGGGTACAATTTGTAAAACACATTTTGATTTTTCACCATAAACCGGTTCGGTGCAGCCATTTTCAATTTTTTTTCTTGTTTTTGATTTAGTGGTGGTACATCTTGATCTAAAATGTTCATATCTTTCTCGAATATCATCATATGTTAATCCTGATTTTTTTCCTAGCATATCATTGATAAGTTCGTGTAAACGGTAAACATATTTCGAAAACGAATTGCGATTTTTCATATGTTTTGTGGTTAATGGGAGTTTTTTAAAATTATTGCATAAATTGATTCTACATTTACCACACGGAAGAGTATGTCGCAAATCTAATATGAAATTTTTATAATGCGTTTTGTCTTGACATGACGGTTTTATTGGGTAATTAAAACTCATACTATGTATGAAGTGCCATGCACTCGGTCCCCAAACACTGGTTAACATACCGTCATTCGAATTATAATCTTTATTTTTATAAATACGTTTCGTTTTATTGGAACGCGTCTTTTTTTTTAAAGTTTTAGTCATAATTATATTAGTATGATAAAATAATGATTCGCAAAATTTTCTAAATTAGGAAATATCGCAATATAAAAATGTATATGTATTTTATAAAATGTCCAATATTTTCAAAACATTATATACTGATTACGTTAAACCTCTAGACAAATATATTTTAACAGTTATATTAGCCATTATTTTTATTATTGCTGGATATTATGGTTATGATTGGTTTGCTCAACCTATAATTGAAAATTTAGGTACAGATGATTTAGCAAACGATAATCGACGTATAAGTGATGCAGAAATCTTATTTTTCTATGCAGATTGGTGTCCTCATTGTAAACGCGCAAAACCCGAGTGGGATGATTTTGCAAAGAATTTTGATAGTAAAACAATGGGATTTAGCAAAATAAAGTGCACAGGTGTAGATTGCACAGAAGGAGATAGCCCATTGATTCAAGAATATTCGGTTGATGGATATCCAACCGTTATTTTAAGAAAAGATGGAGAGAATAACGCATATGATGGTAAAATTACTGAAGATAATTTGAAAAACTTTGTAACCGAATTTCTCGAAAATAAGTAAGGGGGGCTTCACTTCCGTATGATCCCCGCATTATAAGAGGGATCTTAAGGGAATCTGGGTTCCCTTATATGGGTTGATAAAAAATCTTCCGCATATTTTACACCATTATTTATTAATTCTTCTCTATATGTAGCAGATTCGGCAAATTGGAATATGGTATCCATTGTAGAAGGGATATGATTAATACAAATTTTATGTTTATAATCGAATTCGGTTGTTGAATCATTTGTATATCTTATTAAATTTGTTAGTAAAACATAGAAATAATCTGTCATTGACGATGAATCAGATATTGTACTATTTAATTCATCATTTGTAAAACCTTTATAAATACCCAAAATTTCATCTGGATTAATATCTTCGGACTCGATGCATTTTTTAATAGGGTAATTTAGGAAAAGGCCGCCGTCGATATACGCTTTATCATTTTTAATAAGAGGTTGAAATATCATGGGTAATGAACTTGATGCATATACGGCATCGATTACTTTCCAATCGGGATGTGTTTTATGAGAAATGCATTCGCACGTAAAACTATTTAATTCGGAAACATAAATATAAAAATCTATTTTGGTTTTCTCATACAATTCGCTCATTGTAATATCCAATTCTATATCGGCACCTTTAAATAAAGGTTCTAATGCTTTTTGAAAAATAGATATGTCGAATAACCCGCAATTTTCAAATAAATCAAGACATTTATTTAAATCGTATTTAAATAATTTGTCCCAAGGTCGTTTTATTAGAAAAAGGTCAGTCGTATCCCAATCATATCCCAACATTATAATTAAACTAATAATCGTTCCTATTGACGTTCCATAAAAGGATTGTATGTTTTTCAATTCCCAGAATTCTCGTTTATGTAATTCACGTAAAACGCCGTATACAGTTAATCCGAATATACCCCCTCCCGAAATCACCATATGTTTTATTATTGGTCTTTCGTCTTTTTCCATATAAAAATATTTAATGAATTATTTTTATATATATTTTTTATCATTGCTTTTTATATTATAATGTCTTGCTTTTTATTTACGGATGATAGTGATCAAATTGAAAATGTGAATATAGACGATTTATACGAAAAACAACAACAACGAGATTTAAAGCAAGTTTCCGTATTTAATAAAATTTTAAATCGTATACATAAACGAATAAAAGTAACCGGGCGAAATAAATCAAAAGAACAGCATATATGGTTTACTATACCAGAGTATATATTTGGTGAACCAGTTTATAGTAAAGCCGACTGTATAGCATATATTATCGCAAAATTAGAGTCGAATAAATTCCATATACGTTATATTCATCCGAATACCATTTTTGTATCTTGGTCTAGTTGGATCCCGTCCTATGTTAGAAGCGAATACAAAAAACGAACAGGAGTTACTGTAGACGAATTGGGTCAAGTTGTTTCAAAAAAAAATGAACTTATAGAGAACAGTGATGATCCGAATTCGCACATTTTAAATACAGGTGCGAATCAAGAAGACAAGCCTAAAAAAATATATAATTCTACTGAAAATTATGTCCCGAGTGGTAAATTAATATACAATCCGGATATGTTTAATCATATAGAAAACAAAATGAATTAATCGATTTCCTCTATACATGATTCGATTTCAGGTTCAGCAACCGGTTCATCCATACTAGGCATAGGCATTTCTTCACTCATATCGGGGGGTGTTTGAGTGCTATATTTCATTATAAATTCTTGTAATTCTTGTTTTTTATCACTATAATCACTTACTTCCGCTTGTGGATTATCAGACATCCACGATTCTAGTTCATTCAATTTGTTTTTTATAGTTATTTTATCATCTTCTTGAAGAGCTTTATTATCCAATACAGATTTGCTTTGATATAGTAAGGAATCAAATTCATTTTTACTTTCAACTTTATTCTTCATTTCTTCGTCCTGTGATTTCAAATCTTCGGCCTCTTGAACCATCTTTTCGATATCTTCGGCACTTAAGCGACCCTTTTCGTTTTTAACGGTAATCTTTTCGGTTTTTCCACTTGATTTTTCAAGTGCACTCACATTCAAAATACCATTCGCATCTACATCATACGTAACTTCAATTTGAGGCATTCCTCTTGGCATGGGGGGTAACCCCGAAAGTGTAAACTCGCCCAATTTATTGTTGTGTGTAGTCATTTGACGTTCTCCTTCAAACACTTGAATAGTACAGCCTGGTTGATTATCGGCATATGTACTAAAAACCTGGGACTTTTTACAAGGAAGAGTAGTATTTCTGGGGACAAGAACCGTCATAATACCGCCAGCTGTTTCAATACCCAAAGACAAGGGAATTACATCGAGTAATAGAAGACTGTCTACTTTCTCATCTTGTACGCCCGTTAAAATGGCTCCTTGTACTGCTGCTCCATATGCTACCGCTTCATCTGGATTGATATTTTTACACAAAGATTTACCGTTGAAAAATTCGCTCAATTGTTCTTGGATTTTGGGAATACGTGTAGATCCACCGACCAATACAATTTCGTGTACCCCGCTTTTAGACATCTTAGCGTCACGCATAACCTTCTCAACTGGATCAAATGTATTTTTAAATAAATCTGCACAAATATCTTCGAATTTGGCTCGTGTTATAGTGGTTGTATAATCGATACCTTCAAATAATGCGTCGATTTCAATGTTTCCAATTGTGGATGACGATAATGTTTTCTTGGCCAATTCGCATGCAGTCTGCAAGCGACGAATTGCTTTTTTAGATTGCGAAATATCGACTTTATGTTTACGTTTAAAATCTTGGATACAATGTTCAACCAATCTTCGATCGAAATCCTCACCTCCCAAATGTGTATCACCCGCGGTAGCCTTTACTTCAAAAATACCATCTTCAATAGTCAATAATGTAACATCAAATGTTCCTCCACCCAAATCGTATATCAAAACTGTACGTTCTTGACCTATACATTCTGTTTTCTTTTCCAATCCATATGCGATAGCAGCGGCGGTTGGTTCATTAATAATTCTCAAAACATTCAATCCAGAAATTACACCAGCATCCTTTGTTGCTTGACGTTGTGAATCGTTGAAATAGGCAGGAACTGTAATAACTGCGTCTTGTACATCGCATCCTAAATATGCTTCCGCGATTTCCTTCATTTTTACTAGAACCATGGCACTAATTTCTTCGGGTTGATATGTTTTTAATTCGTGTTTATATTTTACTTGAATAACGGGTTTATTTTGACTATCTGCTACAACAGTATAAGGAAAATGTTTAATATCGGATTGAACTGTAGCGTCAGTAAATGATCTACCAATCAAACGTTTCGCATCAAACACTGTATTTTCGTAATTTTGAACCGCTTGTGATTTCGCACCGTTTCCAATAATACGTTCATTATCGGTAAACGCGACATAAGAAGGTGTCGTGCGATTTCCTTGATCATTCGCAATGATTTCTACATTGTTGTTTTGCCAAACAGCAACGCAACTGTAAGTTGTTCCAAGATCAATACCAATACAGTAAGAAGTGCTCATATTTTAATATCTAAATAATTATCTTTAAATGTTTTATCAAAGATAATTAAAAATTATAAGGGTTTAATAAATTCTTTTTTTAGTTTTTCAATGCAATTTTTACAAAGAATTGGATGAGTTTTATATATTCTTGGAAATGGGAAATCGTCATTAAACAATTCTCGGTAATAAATAGTAGTAATATTGAATAATACATCTTGTTGGAATTGTTCCTTATCACATTCACTACATTTTACATAAATATGCGATTTTATTGTTTGATCAATATCAGACGAAATTGATTTTAACATATATTATTCGTTGATATTTTTTCTTCGAAAATCGTTATTATTCGTTGATAATGAGGTTTTTCTTGAAATTCGATTGACTTCAAATAGGTTAATATTTTTTTTTCAAATGTACTGGAATGAAGATTATTATAATATTCAATTTTTTTTCGTTTGCGTTCTTGGTTTTTAAAATGGTTTATATTGTTCGGATTATATCCATCGTATTTATCTTGGACATTTAACCAAGGTAAATAACAATTGTGCTGGAGATAACTAAATATATATATAGCAGATATTAGATCATCGCGTCTACTGGGTGATATCCCATTATGAATATTTATACTAATAAATTTAGGCGTACCGGTAATAAAAATAGAATCGGGTTTCTGAGGTAAAATAGCGGAATTTTCATCAACAAATATAGTGGCTAACCCAAAATCGATTAAATATATTTCATTTTCTTTCACCATAAAATTCTCAGGTTTTAAGTCGCAATGAATTACTCCATATTCGTGAATAAAACCTAAGATGTTTATGATTTTGATACAATGATGTAAAAGGTCATTCTTGGACAATTTCTTATTCGAATACAAATCCTCCAAGGAATATTCATACAACGGCATGATCAAAGTGGGCAAATGATCGTATAATCCGTACCAATATACAAAAGGAACACAAGTGGAATGTTTAGAATTAATATAATTTAATATTCTAGTTTCGTGATTTAATAATGGAATGGGTGCATCCAGATGTTCTACTTTAATGGCTACAAATTCATTATTTCTTTTATATTTCCCTTTGTAAACAGTACCAAACTGTCCCTCCCCTATTTTAGATATTATATCATATTTATTAGCAATCATTACTAGGATTACTTATAAGTATTTATATATTATTTTAATATAGAATAAATATAAGTATGGATGAAATTTTGTTTACAAGTGTTATATTTTTAATAATTATATGTTTTCTTGGACATTTATTAATAAATTATTGGTTTTCAACACCATTGCGTGAAGGAGCACGTACACTTCCTCGTCCGCACATAGGACCGATTGATGACCAATTAACATATAAATTTAAACCATCTCCTCCTTATTACGGTGAATCATTAAATCAATTAATTGATCGTTATATAAATCAGTACTTTGATAAGCGCGGATTCGCATATGCAAATACAATACAACTATATGCCGAAAACTGTGTGAATAAAGGAAATGTTACCGAAAAAAACAAGAAAAAATTAAATGATATTGGTTACTATTTGTTAAATATAGTAATACCGAATATTCAAAGTGTAAAAATTCCAAGTCCCGAGGTTTATTGGCCACCAATAAAATGGAGTGATGGTAATATATTTGATGTATTAATTCAACCTACATCCACCTATTTGGTGTACAAAGGGCAACCTTATTCAAATTCGTATAGTGCAGACTATAATTCGTCTATCGGAAATGGGCAAGCACCAGATAATTCAAATCGTAATTCCGGTAGCAATAGTAATTCCGGTAGCAATAGTAATTCCGGTAGCAATACTAGTAGCGATGGTAATAAGTGTAGCAATATGAAAGCCGGAGATATGGATTGCGGTATTGGTTGTCCAAGTGGTTGTTTAAATGGTATATTAGCTGCTTGGAATAATGAACAACAAAATAATAAATCTTCTGATTCCAGTGATGAAAGTAGTTCACCTGCTTCACAAGCGTATAATACAAATACGAATGGTTCACAATGGGATTCGAATAATTCAAATATTGGAAATACGCAAATGTTACCGGGTGCAAGTAATACGTTAATTATTGGTTCTGCTGAAATTGATGGATATGTGATAACAGATGAAGAACAAACTAGTTCGGATACAACCTTAAATGATAAAGTCGATGCATTTATTAAAGAATTTTTTATAAATAAAGGTCCAAATAAAAATAAACCGACAAAAAAGGCGATTGATATGTTTAATATGTATTTTCAATATAAAAAACCAATGGATGATATTCATATGAATAAAATGCGCGATGCTGTTTATTATATACTACAAGTAATCATTCCTGGATTACCTACTTCTGCGCTACCTCGTTCCTATGTTGAATGGCGACCTATCGTTTGGTTAAGTTTATCTGAACGAAATAGATAAATAAAGTCCAAGATCTATATTCATAATTTTTGAAAAAATATATATAAACTGTTTATATAAATGTCTGATTTCAAACAAACGAATGAATGGATACGTAAAACGTGCGAAAATAAGACCGAAGAACAGCTATATGCTACAAAATTAGCGAATAAAGAAAGTACCGCCATGTTTAATGTTATAAAGAGACCTAGAACTAGAAACACCCTTATTACTAGTCATAATATAGAGAAATATGACCAAACAATGTACACTTTTATAACTGAAACATCAGAAATGTTCAATGTTTTAAAGAATAGAATTGTTGAATTAGAAGCAAAATTAGAAAAATTAGAAAATAAATAATTACTAATTATATATAAATTCATTATATATAATGAAAAGTTTAAATTACATCGCAGAGTCGATAGACTCATTAATCGACTCGTTTTCGGCCCCAATTTACAATTTATTAATTTTAATATTATATGTAACTTATATTATAGCAATTATCGGAGTAACTTATATAAATCCCGAATATACGCGTTATTTGACCGTTTTTATACAATCATTTATTGCTATTATCCTAATGGTACGATTTAATCCATTTCGATCAAAGGTTCAATTCACTGATAATGATAGAACATTGGTATTTTCTGCAGCATTTTACCTATTATTGAATGACGAATTTACGCAATATATAATTGATTATATGAAACGAAAAATCATACCAATGAATATTTAAACTGTTGGTATCTTACCAGGAATTTAATACTTGAACCGGGAAAAAACGATATAAAAAAATACATGGATATATCCTATTGATTTACAAAAATGTCTGTATCAAATCAAACTAACCCTTTTCTTATGGGTCATTTACCTCTATTTGAACAAATCGATATCAATGTATATGGATATGATACAATTCGTTCCCAAATTAATACACAAAAAGAACAATTTACGGAATTTGAAAACGGATTGAATAAATTGTCCTATACATTTAGTGATATTTTTGATAATTTAGACGTGATGGAATATCCGTTATCAAAAACCTATGGTATTATTTCTCATCTTTCGGGTGTAGATGACTCCAGTTCGATACGTCATATAAAGGATCATTTCCGCAACGATATTGTGGATCTTGATAAAATGTCAAGTCATTCAAAGAAATTGTATGATGCTATAAAGACAATAGAAACCGTTGACCCAAATGAAATTCGAATGATACAATTAACCGTTGATGCGATGGAACGTGGCGGTGTTAATTTACCCCATGATAAAAAAGAAAGATTAATAGAATTAGATAAATTTCTCGCTGAATTATCGACAAAACTGGGTGAAAATATATTAGATACCTCCAAATTATTTAAAATGACTATCGAAGATAAAACAATAATGAAAACCGTTCCATTATCGGCAAAAGAATTATGGTCACGAGACAAGCCTGAGGATGGTCCCTGGGTCATTGGATTAAGTGGTCCATCGATTACTGCTGCATTGCAACATCTCCCCGATCAATCATTACGTAAAGAAGTATATATGGCGTATATCTCGCGTGCTGGTGCAAATGAAGAAATTATTAAATCAATTATGGATTATAAATTAGAAAAGGCAAACATATTGGGATTTGAAAACTATACCAAATTATCTTTATCAACAAAAATGGCCAAAAACGAAGACTCTATTACGGAATTATTAAACAATTTGCAAGACAAGGCATTGCCGTGTGCTATCAAGGAATTCGGTGAATTGCAAGAATATGCGAAAACCCACAATGTTGATAGTAAACTTGAGCCCTGGGATTTATCATTTTGGTCCGAACGTATGAGAGAGGAGAAGTTTCAATTAAAAGAGGAGGATTTAAAGTCGTATTTTTCATTAGATAACGTATTGCGTGAGTTATTCACAATAAGTAACCATTTATTTAGTATTCATATAGAAGAACGACCAGAAAAGGTGGAAAAGTGGCATAACGATGTACGTTATTTCGATATATATGATGGCAATGATAAAGAATGTGATGTTATAGCCGGATTTTATTTAGATCCTTATGCGAGAGAAGAAACGAAACGCGCTGGCGCTTGGATGGATTCGTGTATCGATAAAAGTCGTGCACTAAACCATTTAGTACCAGTTGCCTATTTAGTTTGTAACGGAAGTCCGCCCGGAAAAGGCCGTCCTTCGCTGTTGAGTTTTTCTGATGTCGAAACATTGTTTCACGAATTTGGACATGGTTTACAGCACATGTTAACAAAGGTAGATATTAGTGGTATATCAGGAATAAATGGAATTGAATGGGATGCGGTAGAACTTCCCAGTCAATTTATGGAAAACTGGTGTTACGATGAGAAAACATTGAATAATATGGCGGTTCATTACGAGACAGGAGAAAAATTACCCAAGGATATGTACGACAATTTGGTAGCACAAAAAACATATGGTGCAGGTATGGCTATGATGCGTCAAATATCTTTTTCCAAGTTAGATTTATATCTCTATTCTAACTGGAAAACCATCCGTGAAGAAGGTAAATCGTTATGGGATATTCAAAAACAAATTTTTACTGAATGTTGTCCTTATAAAACATATTTAGACGAAGATCGATTTTTATGTTCCTTCCAGCATATTTTTTCTGGGTATAGTGCTGGGTATTATAGTTATAAATGGGCTGAAGTTATGTCTGCCGATAGTTTTTCCATGTTTGAAGAGAATCCGGATAATTACCAAGAAATTGGACAGCGTTTTAAAAATACGGTCTTGGCAAATGGCGGGTCTAAACCGGCAATGGAAACATTCGAAGAATTTCGAGGAAGAGGACCAAATGTAGATGCTCTTCTACGTCATAATAAATTGTTATAATTGATTTTATACGTTTTTTATTTTTTTTGATCTAAATATAATCACATTTTTGAATTTTCCAGACACCATTCTCGTTGATAATTTGAAAAGGTTTACCACAACCATGAATAAGATTATTATCGATTAAAAAATCACATTGTTCTTTAGACAAATGTGGGTCCATTTGTTTACCATTTTCTTTTACCATTCCGTGTCTAAATATACCGCAATTTAATTTTTCAATAATAATAAATTCGTTACAATTTGGACATGTGATAATAGATTCTTCCATTATATATGTTACCTGAATTTATAATATCGAAATAAATTTAAAAATAACAACATAATTTATATATCAATATGGGAAATATACTACCGAATATGTTAAATTCATTCTATGCATCAATAGAATCCGCAATAGTAATAACACCTACTTGTAGTTTATGTAAAAAATCGATAGCTACAGATTCGGTTTCGTGTCATAATTGTAAAAAAGATTTTCATATGGATTGTTATGATAAATTTATAATTCACAGTAATGAAACAAATTTGGTAAAAAAACATACTCAATGTCCAACGAGTTATTGCAATGAGATAGGATCGATTTATTATAATAAATGATTTTATACAAATATAAATGATTCATTATATATAATAATAATAATGAATCAATTAATAGAAAATGAAAGAAATAATCCAGAATTACAATCAACTATAGATGTTAAAACAATATTGGAATCTGCCGAAAATGTTGATAATAATTATATAGGTGATCATTCGCTGTCTACCATTTCAAAAGAAGTGGTAGAAATACTACAACAAGAAAATATTGAAACCGAATCGTTATATAAATATTGCGAAAGTTTATTACATTATCGTTTAATCGAACAAATTTACCATATACATAAAGGAAAACATATTCGATGGATAAGAAACAAAAAATTAACGAATGGAGGAATAGTTGTTGATGTGAAGTTTTTAGATACCGGTACTCATATTTTATGTAAAAACCAAAACAGATTTATTCAATATAAATTCGACGATTGTATCACATTTCAAAAACTTACAACAGATGAATTGTTGATTTTACAAATAAAGGATAAATAATGTACCTTTTTATTGCGGCATACCAGCAAGTTTAAATTTATTCCAAGATATTTCTTTACCATCATTAATGGGCACTTTTTCATCTTCGTGTTCTTTATCTAATGCATCCGCGTGTTTAACGGCTGAATCTAAATACAATTCTTTTAATAATTTACCTACACGCACGGATCCGTCTTGTTGGTCCAATTTCCCATCTTCAATGAGTTTTAGAACGATTAATAATTTCGTCATTATAACAATATCAATTTCATCTTTCATCAACCGTCTGAAAATATCGGCATAATTCTCATATAAAAAACTACATTCAGCGATTACTATGTTAAAAAATTGTTCGGGAGATGAAACGCGTATATTAGCATATTCGCGTTTTAAATCTTCCAATCTTCGGATATTATCGCGAATGCGAATACTATGTTTTATTTTACGAATTGTTTCAGTATTGTCTACATAATCCATTTCAGACATTAACTTTTTTAAATTTAAACGTTCATCATCAGAAATGTTTGAACTCATTTTATAAATAATTATAAAATTTCTTTTTTATGTATTTTGAAGTCTTTATAATATATAGAAGAATAATATATGGATCCATCTAATAAATCAAATGATAACGATGACGGTGAAGATAATTTAGAAACGATCATGAAACGATATTTTATGCCACCCAAAACAATTCAATATATGAGATGGGGGCAAGCATTTATGATTTTTATTTTATTTGGATTAATGTTAGTTGGTATATCATTTGCTTATATTTATGCGAATTTTACAGATTATCAAAATCGCATTAGTGTAATAACAAATGCCTATTTATTTGGCGAAAATCCCCAAGCTAAATTTGAACAATATATGAGAAATTCGCAAAGTGAGATTATCTCATCGGTGATGAATGATATTAAGTCATCCGCTATGAATTTAGAAACGGTGAATGCTAGAATGGATAGTAATGCATCACGTTTAACCAATAAAGTACAGACAGAAATTCCCAAGAAATATGCCGAATCTAATAGTTTAGGAATTTCCATACAAAAGAATATTGCGAAATTACGCGATACAATATCGAAATTGGGCGGTTCCTTTGTATTAAGTAATTATATCAAAGACGGTGCAATTAACACAGTAAAAGCACCTGCATCTTCTTAATTTATTCAGTATATATAACACGTTAAAACCGTATTATATATTATAAAGATGAAATACGAATATATACCTATTGATTATTTTTCCTATAATCGACCAGAATATTTTGCTGCAATTATTGTTATGTTAATGTTCGCATTATTTATTGGAATATTATTTTTAGTATTTAAATATGAATATTATAAGCGAGTTGATTACTGTGATTCTATGTTTTATTATGGAAAACCGTGTATAAATCAAAATTCGAAAATGATAATAATGGATCCCAAATTTATCGAAATGAAAAAAATGTATTATGATGTTGTTTCGCAATATAACGATAAAACGGGTAAATATGAAGGTGCCCGAGAATCCACTGGAAAGAATAAAAACAAAATTGCAAAGGCAGACGAAAGTATAGAAGATAATTTAAAAAGAAACGAAGAATTTAATAAAAATTCGATTGAAGAAATTAAAAAGATTTCTACGGTCAGTAAACTAATCGCGTCAAAATATTTAGGAAATATGGAAGACATTTTGAGAAATATGAACCGTGCTCCCGATTATGTGATAGAATCGATTAAAGGTTTACCTGAACAATTAGCACAACTTCGAATACAAATTCAAGACACATTGGTTAATCCGGTATTTAAACAATATACATCTCCTCTACAAAAATTATACCGTTCATTGACAGAATTGGACAAAAAAACGGTTCCTTATATTAAAAAGAACAAATAACGCAGTATAGATTTTCTCATCTAGATATATATATATAATTTAAATGAAACCTGTTGGAAAACTATCAACCGGATTGTTGGTTATACTCATTGGTTTAGCCATTGTAGTTGTATTAACAACATGTGTAGGATCTTCAAACGTAACGCCTTATAACTCACATCCCCAATACACTAGTACGAATGAAGGATTCAAGCCTATTCATTATGCTGGCTATCCTGATGGTAAAACAATGGATGTTAAAGATAATCATCTTATAGATAGCGCTTCTGCTCAACCTACATCACAGCGCATTAAGAACATGACAGGATTATTTGGTCCACAAGGTGCTTGTGATAAGATTGAAATTTACTCTGACACCAAAGGTGGATTAGGTGAGGAATGTATGTTAAAATCAAGTGGATTGAGTAATTCAAAAGGTTATTTATGCCTTGACGATCGTCAAATTGAATTATTAAAAACACGTGGCGGTAATCAACCATTATGTGGTGGCGGAGCAGGTTGCAAAGCTTAAATAAACGTCACTAGACAATGTTCACAATATTGAATAGATTTTGATCGATCCGGATCAATATCTATTAAATCGTCCACAATTCGATGATTACACCTTTTTTTTAAATATTGATCAACTAATTTTAATATTTCGTCAATTTCCTCGGTTTTTACCATAGAAATTAATAAATTTTTTGTTTGTATCATATTATCAACGTCGTTAACGTTGTTCATATTAAATATACTAATTGAATTATATTTAATATGTTTTATCAATTATAAATTCAATTCTATTTTAATACATCCTTTATCTGCTAAACAATAGTGTTGTAAATAATCGATTAATTTTGATTGTAATCCAAAATCAGTATATTTTTTTTGGATACATATATGGTTAATATTGCCTATTTTTGATAAATTTGTTGTTAAATTATTAATATACGCTGTTCCTATCCCTAATATTATATGTGAATTCATATCTTCAATTAGAGATATTTTATAGTTATTTATATGCTCTCCTCTTAATATTATCATTCGTATATCATTTGATAATAAATTCATCACATCATAATACGAATTTTTAATGTCCATATCATTTAAGTCACGTATACACATTATAATTCCATTTATAATGAATACAGATTTCATAATTATACAATATAAATATATTGTATAATTACCATAAAATCAATATATTAAGGTACCCCCCCCCTTATACGGATTCCCTTATACATATAGAGCCAATAAACTCTGATTAATTGGTTCACCATCACATTCGATTAATTTTTTAACGTGTTCGTTCGTAACCGTTACTGGGAATGTGATTTCCAAATCTAAATCTTTCGCAAAAATATTTTTTTCCGGTTTCATTAAACGGAATAAATTTAATTTCGTATGAATCACCTCTAAGCATCGTTTTAAATTACGCACACCTTCTTCGTTTTTTGAAATATTCTCATTTGAAATGATTTCATCCAACGTTTCGTCGGGTATAATAAGTTCAGATTCATCGAATGCGACTTGTTCTCTGATTTTTGGAAGAAGGAAATTACGTGCTATAATTTTCTTTTCTTTCTTATCGTATCCTTTTGTGATAATTCTGTACATACGATCACGCAAAATAGGATTGATACGAGATTCATCATTATAACTAAAAATAAATAGGCATTTGCTCAAATCAAAATGGATTTCAGAGAAATATTTATCGTGAAACTGGCTATTTTGAGAAGTATCCGTCAAATGAGTCAAAATACCAATGATCTCTTCGCCTCTGGGTGTATCACTTACTTTATCCAATTCGTCAAAATAAATGACTGGATTCATACATTTACTATCCATCAATATCTGAGCAATACGACCCCACACACTACCTTCGTATGTATATCCGTGACCTTCTAATGAACTAGCGTCACCTGTACCACCTAAAGCAATAAAGTGAAATTCTCTCCCTAGAATTTTACTAATACCTTCCTTCACGAGAGATGTTTTACCCGTTCCGGGAGGTCCTTGGATTGCAATTGCAGTTCCTAGAGCTCCTGGATTAGTAATCCATTGACCAATCATTTGCATAATTTGCATTTTAGCATCATTCAGACCATAAACACATTCATCTAATGTAGTTTTCGCTTTTTCCATAAAATCACTACATGAATCAATACCGTCGGTAATATTTACACTCAAATCTTTATTTACTCCAAATGGTATTCTCATAAATCCATCCACCCATGTTTTTAATTTGAAATATTCCGGATCACCTGCTTCCATCGAACGTAACATATTTACTTTTTGCATAACAGTGGCCTTAAATTTAGCCGGAATGTTACTATCCAATAATGTTAAACGATATGGTTTTTTAATGCTGATATGTTCATTTATCTCCTTTAATTCTTTAATAACCCGTAACTGTTCTTTATTCGATAATTGTTTTTTGAAATATTCGATTTCACCTGTTTTCTTCTCATCCTCGCCATTGACCATTTTATAATATTTTTTCGCATTTTTAAGGCGTGATTTTTTTACTAATTTTCGAATAGACTCCTTACATTCATCAATAGCATTTAATATGATCTTATTATTTGGATTATTGACTAATTGTTCCGACAAATATCGTTTCAATTCAATAAGACTTTTATATTCCTTTTCTGCGTCGGCAATTTCAGATGATTCTGACTTTTCCGAGATATTATGCTTCTTTTGTTTTCCGTGTTTCTTATGTTTATCCTTCTTATTTTGCTTTTTATTAATATTTTCAGGCATTGGTATGGTTTGATAATTTTCACGCATAAAGTTTTTTTCATCATCACTATTACATTCTTCATTATGATCATTGTCTATCGCATTTTGATCCTGCATTTCTTCTTCGTTCTGACCCCCGCCCCCACCGGTAAGAGCGGAGAATATAAGATTAAAATCTTTGACGTTCATTTCCTCCTCCTCTGAATCAGATCCTTCATAATATTCATCGTATTCACTATCATCTTCTTCCGATTCACTATATTCATTATAACGTTTTGATTTTTTCCCCCTTTTCTCTCTTTTCTCCTTTTTCTCCTTTTTCTCCTTTTTCTCCAGTTTATCACGTTTTCTAGCAATCTCCTTGTCCTTCTTCTTCTTTTTATCCTTTTTCTCGTCAGCCTTTACGCGTTCATTTGTATAATTTGATGGGAAAAGAGTCGCAATTGTTTTTCGTAATTCACGAGGATCAATTACAGATTCGTCTTCTTCAATTTCATAATCCACGTCTTCGTCGTCATTGACGGAATCATCATCATCTGATTGGGAAATTACTTTAGCAAATATTTTCTCCTGTGTTTTTGGAATATAATCAGAATCAGAATCAGAATCAGAATCAGAATCACTTACGTCTGTGTATATATCTGACTCTTCTTCTGATGAAGAAGAATCGGTATCCTCTGCGCGTCTTTTTTTTTGACTACGTGTAATGTATTTTTTGTCGCTCTGTTTACTCGGCATAAAGAAGTAATTACTAATAATACAAGTCAATACTTTATTTCCTTTTTAAAAAAATATATTTGAAGATGGATAAAATTGATTTCATTTATTAGATGTAAAACAATATAAAATATAGCCAATTATATTATATTAACAATGTCCAATCGTTCAAATAAAGGCAATTATGAAAACCCTTCAAGAATTATTGGTATGCAATTTAGTATGTTATCACCAGAAGAGATTCGAAAGAATTCTGTAGTAGAAATTACATCCGGTGATACATATAATAACAACAAACCCGTCGTTGGTGGTTTATTCGACCCTCGTATGGGGGTTCTTGAACCCGGTCTAATTTGTCCAACTGATGGTTTAACATACATTGATACACCTGGATATTTCGGTCATATTGAACTCGCACGCCCGGTGTTTTCAATACAAAATATGAAGGATATTATCAAAATCATTCGATCGGTATGTTTTAAATGTAGTAAACTGCTTATTAATAAGAATCAACATAAGCATATATTGTCCTGGCCTTCTTCAAAGCGTTGGGATTATGTAAATTCACTTACATCAAAGATAATCAAACGTTGTGGAGAACAAACTGAAGACGGTTGTGGTTGCAAACAGCCCGATAAAATTAAATTGGAAGGAATGGCCACTGTATGTGCTATTTGGGATAATTTAGACACGACAGATGAGGAAAATAGCAAAATAACGAAGAAAATGTCAGCTGAGAACATTTTGAAAATATTCAAGCGTATTTCGGATGATGATATCAATTTTATGGGATTTAGTCCAATTTGGTCAAGACCGAGTTGGATGATATGGGAGGCGTTACCTGTACCCCCACCTGCAGTGAGACCTTCAGTCAAACACGATGCACAGCAACGAAGTGAAGACGATTTAACGCATATTTATAGAAGTATTATTAAATATAATAGTATTTTGCGTGAAAAGATGGCGAATCCTGATTCTAATGCGAATGTAACTGATGGATGGTATACCATTTTACAGCACTCGGTTGCTATGATCGTGAACAATAAAATCAAGGGTGTTGCCCCAATGGCCCAACGATCAGGACGTCCGTTAAATTGTATCATGGGAAGACTAAATTCTAAAAATGGTCGTATTAGAGGAAATCTAATGGGAAAACGTGTTGATTTTAGTGCTCGTTCCGTTATTACTGGTGATCCCAACTTATCCGTAAAGCAACTCGGAGTACCTCTAAAGATTGCTATGAATATCACAAAGCCTGTCGTTGTAAATGATAGAAATCGTGATTTCCTCACAAAGTTAGTACAAAATGGTCCAGATGGAGGTCCAAATGGCGAACCTGGAGCTAAAATTTTGGAGAGAAAAAATGGTGCTAACATTTCATTAAGAAATGTTGATCGTGAAAATCTACCATTGTTTAACGGCGATGTTGTCCATCGTCATATGATGGATGGTGATGCGGTATTGTTTAACAGACAACCCAGTCTTCATAGAATGTCTATGATGTGTCACATTGTAAAAGTAATGAAAGTAGGCGATACATTTCGCATGAATGTTGGTGATACTAAACCATATAATGCGGATTTTGATGGCGATGAGATGAATATGCATATGCCTCAAAATATATTGGCCGAAACTGAATTGCGTACATTAGCGGCAATCCCATATTGCACAATTAGTCCGGCCAGTAATTCACCTATTATTGGTATTTATCAAGATTCATTGCTTGGATCATATCGATTGACTCGTGAGTCTATAAATTTTACACAACGTGAAGCAATGAATTTATTGATGATGTTTCCAAATGTTAATACGGAAGCATTACTTGAGAAGAAAACATTATCATCGTTTGATGTTTTATCTCAAATTATGCCCCCTCTTACAATGGTTTATAAAACTGACCGTTACAAGGAGGATAAAGAAGATTTTGCGACATCTAATAACGTAATTGAAATTAGAAATGGTAAATTTATTCGTGGACAACTAGACAAGAAGGTTATCGGTTCAACTAGTAGAGGTATATTGCATAGAACAAACAATGATTTCGGTAATATGGCCTGTGTCGATTTTAATGATAATTTACAAAATATTGTTACTGAATATTTAAAAACCAGTTCATATAGTGTTGGTATTAGTGATTTAATTGCTAATAAAGCAACTCAAACACAAATTCTCACAGTTATTGCGAAACAAAAGGCGGAAGTACAAGAATTAATCAACCGTGTTCATTTGGGTGTATTTGAAAACAACACAGCACGTTCTAATCACGTCGAATTTGAAACATCAGTGAATAATACTCTTAACAAAGCAACCGAAGAAGCCGGTAAAATTGGTCGTGATAGTCTTGATCCAAACAATCGTTTCCTCATCATTGTGAATTCTGGATCCAAGGGTTCTCCTATTAACATCTCTCAAATGATTTCCTGTTTAGGGCAAACAAATGTTGATGGTAAACGAATCCCCTATGGGTTTGACGGTAGAACATTGCCTCACTATCATAAATACAATGATAGTCCGGGTGCTCGTGGATTTATAGAAAATTCTTATATTTCGGGACTCACTGCTCCTGAATTATTCTTCCACGCAATGGGTGGTAGGGTAGGTCTTATTGATACAGCAGTCAAAACATCGCAAACAGGTTATATCCAAAGAAGACTCATTAAAGGATTGGAAGATTTGAAAATTGAATATGATATGACGGTACGTAATAACAATGGCAAAATTATCCAATTCTTATACGGAGACGATTCGTTCGATACTACAAAAGTTGAAAATCAAATAATTCCTCTGGTTGGTATGAGCATCGAAGATATCTTTATGCATTATGATATCGTTGGTATTAACGACGAAACTAGTAAATTACTTAGTGTTTATACTCGTGGAGCTATTTCCAGAATCAAAAAACAAAGACAGGATACTCGAGGTAAATGTCGTGAATATATTAATAAAATGATGATGTTTCGCGATTTAATCGTAAAAAATGTATTCAAATTTAAAAATGAAAATGCTGTATCGATGCCTGTATCGTTTCAAAATATTATTGCGAATATTCAAGGGCAATTGGGATTGAATGCGAATAGTGCAGTCGATATCACTCCCCTAGAAGCTTTTGAAATGATTGAAGAAAATTTCGAAAAAATGAATAAATTATCGTTCGCACCCCTAACTCGAATGTTTGAAATTATGTACTACTTTTATCTATCACCCCGTGAACTTATTGTGAACAAGCGATTCCATCGTAAAGCCCTCAGTGTATTACTTGAAACAATCGCACTTAAGCATCGTGAGGCGATTGTTCATCCAGGTGAAATGGTTGGAGTAATTGCAGGACAATCTATTGGTGAACCTACCACTCAATTAACTCTGAATACTTTCCATTTATCGGGTGTAGCAAGTAAATCAAATGTAACGCGTGGTGTTCCTCGTATCGAAGAAATTCTCCGTTTAACCAAAAATCCTAAAAATCCTTCATTAACTGTTTATTTAAAACCCATTGAAGAATCGGAGCAAGAAAAGGCAACTGCATATGCTACAATGATGGAACATACCAATCTAATCGATATTACAAAATCTGTACAAATTCATTTTGAACCCTCCCAAACTACTACTACTATTGAAAGCGACGAGCTTTTAATGGAACAATTCTACGAATTTGAAAAAGTAATAACGGAATGTCTCGATCAAGTCGATGTTAATAAATCATCAGAATCAATGCAATCAAAGTGGATTGTTCGTATTGAATTGGATCCGGAATCTATGTTGGATAAAAATATTACCGTCGACGATGTTCATTTTGCTATTTCAAATAGTCATTATGGTAATGATCTTTCATGTGTATTTTCAGATTACAATAACGATAAACTCGTTTTCCGAATTCGTGTTAATAGTTCCATTTTAAGTAAAGGGAAGAAGAAGGGTGTTGCAGAATCGCTTGATCAATCTGATGATATTTATATGCTTAATAATTTTCAAGAAACACTGTTACATAATATCGTGCTTCGTGGTGTTAATAATATTAAAAATGTTACTGCACGAAAAATTCAAAATTCGGTTAAAAAGACTGATGCTATGCCCGTTGTTAAAAAGGGTATATATGATATCGCTGATGAAAAGAAAATGTATATTAAAAAAGAAGATGGTAAATATGTGAAAAATGATATTTGGGTTCTTGATAGTACCGGTTCCAATCTATTAGCCGCATTGGCTCTTGATTATATCGATCCTTCACGAACAACTAGTAATGATATACGAGAAGTATTTAATGTATTGGGAATTGAAGCCGCTAGACAAACCATTTATCTTGAAATGATGGAAGTTATGGAATTTAGTGGTGTTTATATTAATTATCACCATTTGGGATTACTTTGTGATCGTATGACGTGTAATGAGAATATGGTTCCCATATTTAGATCTGGATTATTGAATGATAATGTTGGTCCAATTGCTAAGGCCACATTTGAAGTTCATACAGAAGTTTTGTTGAATGCTGCTCGTCACGGCGAATTTGATCATATGCGTGGTTGTTCTGCAAATGTTATGTGTGGTCAATACGGCAATTATGGTACCGGTGCTTTCCAGGTGGTTCTCGATATGAACGAGATGGAGAAATTGGATGCATTTGATATCGATACAGCCAATATGGATAAATCAATTGATGAACAGTTTGCTAAACGCACAGGTAATACCGAGTGTTCTAAATCAGATATTATGATTCAAAATAATATTTCGAATATTCAAAAAGGAACTTCCGACGAAATATGCGATGATGGTTATAATATTGGATTTTAAAATGTGGGGGGAATTTGAATGTGCAATCGGTATAAACTAAATATAGATAGACCTTTGAATATTTGAAATAAAATTGAAGTGTGTTGATACTATTTTTTTAATGATAAAAATAATATCATGCCTAGGGATCCAAGAAAATGTGGACATTGCCGTGAAGTCGGACATAATATAACAAGTTGTGGGGAATTTATAAAGGATATTCATCTATATATCCAGGGTACAGTCGATCAGGGATATGGTAATCGTATTAAAAGTTCTTTCCAACTCAACAAAATCAATATAAGAAAACTAGCCGAAATCAAATTACTCAAGGAACAAAATATACCCTATCTCGTTTGGAAAAATTGGATAAATTATCCACAACTTATGGTAATTCGATATGAAAATAACATATTTCGTGTTACCTATACCGAAGAAAATGAAGCACTTGAATCAAATTGCAAAGATATTCTTGTTGCTAAGGACAATTTAATTCAAGGATATATAAATGATTATAAAACCAGAATTGCCCATTATCGTCAATACGTACGTTATGGAAATTATTTTACCAAAGAAAATATAACAACCTTGCTCACAGGTGATTATCTCGCATTTACTAGACATAAGGTTGAAGAACGTGAAGCACACGAAGAACAAATGCGAGAACTTCGGCGACAACACCAAGAGAGAGAACGTGTGCGACAACAACGAGAAGCACAATTGCGAAGAGGATTTGAGAATAGAGAACCGCTTCCTAATCTCAGAGAAACTCCAATTGAAGTCGACGATTGCCCGATTTGTTTTGAAACCCTTGGTCAAGTTAGTAAAACTATATTACGTTGTGGTCATCAACTGTGTATATCATGTATGTTAACTCAAACATTGAGAAGTAATACAACTACAAGAACAACTACTTGTGCGTGTCCAATATGTAGAGCACCGTATTTACACCATTGAAGATTTAAATCCGCACGCCTAATGCGTGCTATTTATTTCTTTCAATGTAACCGTTACCGATAAATGAATTAAAACGTGCATCCACCAAAGGTGGATATGCGGATTTAAATCTTCATCGGTGTATAACAAAAAATAATAATAAAAGTATATTATAATTTTTTTTTCAGTGATATAAAATAGTAATAATATCGATTTTACATCCACCCCCTAAGAAAATTGTTTGAACCCGATTGTTTTACAACAGGTTTTGTATGAGGGGTTACAACCGGCTTTTCAAGAGGGGTTACAACCGGCTTTTCAAGAGGGGGCATAACAGGTTTTGCGGCAGCTAGAGCCGCATCTCTTGTTTTAGTAGCAGCAGCTAATGATGATTTTTTAGTCGATGCGGCGGTCGCCATCGACTTCTGGTAGGCGATCATATACCCCGCTGCCGAGAACGGATTGTCTCTTAAGTTTTTTCCATATGAAGCCTGTGCGGCTTTTACTGCCTCATTATATGTATTTTTAATATTCTTAACCGTCTCTGTATAGGTAGTATATGCGGCAAGCTCGGTCGCAGTGGCGTCACTCTCAATCTCAGCGGCAGCAGCAGCACTAGCTGCAGAAGCCTTAGCGGCAGAAACATCAGCAGAATCTTTAGCAGCAGCAACCTTGGCAGCAGCAGCAGCAGCAGCAGCACAATCTGTAGCCTGGGTCTTAGCAACAGCAGTGGCAACAGCGGCTGCCTTAGCCGCAGCAGCATCAGAAGAAGCCTTAGCCGCAATGGCCGCATTCTCGGCAGCAACAGATGCTGCGTGTGCATTAGCGGTAGCCGTCGCCGCTGCCTTAGCTGCGGCCTTAGCTGCCGCCACAGTTTCTGCCTTAAGAGCATCCTCGGAAGAAACAGCAGCGGCCTTGGCTGCAGCAATAGTTGCAGCCTTGGTGGCGGCATCAGCAGCAACAGTGGCGGCCTTAACCGCGGCGGCCTTATTCGCAGCATCAACTGCAGCCTTTGTAGAAGCCTTAGCCGCATCAGTTGCCACCGCAACAGCAGTCTTAGCCGCATCAGCAGCAACGTTAAATGTATTTGCATTTGCTGCAGCAATAGCCTTAGTAGACTCGGCATAAATATTACCAATATCAGGGTTTAGTGAGCGAGATTGATTTTTAAATGATTGAGAATTCAATAAATGAGCGGAAGGTGTAACGTCTGAATTATTATTTGGTGCGAGCAATTTCGCATATTTGCCTAAACCTTTTACTTCTAAAGTATATTCATCTTCCATATTTTCAATGAAATTGGCGGGGGATTCATTCGCAATATCAATATTGATAATATCAACCTCTTCGCTATATTGCAAAATAATGTCCTTTGTTAAATAAAACACCAATACAAATAACGATGCGTGTATTATTGTTAAATTTACATAATCATTCTTGAAAAATTTTAGAAATGTACTAGAAGAAACTATTACAAATAGTGAAAAGACATATATTAAAAAAATGATATTCATTATAATATATTGTATTATATTTAACAAGTAAATCTAATTTTTTATCATAAACCCTTGGTTTCATTGAAAATATCAGAAGAAGGAGAAGCCGCGGCTCATGAACGCTAAAGGATCCTCCTCCTCCATACTCTTCCTCCATGCCGCCTGTTTCTGTGCCTCTGCAGCTGCTTGTGCTTGTGCCTGTGCCGCTGCAGCTGCTTGTGCTTGTGCCTGTGCCGCTGCAGCTGCTTGTGCCTGTGCTTCTGCCTCTGCCTGTGCCGCTGCC